ACTAAATCCTTATGTTCATTGTCACTGAAGTCTCTCTAATAATGAACACCATAGTAACTACCTCATAACTTACTCTATCCGTTACTTATATAATACCACACAATAAAAATATTACCATAGATTATATCTTATAACATATAATACCATTAAAAATTTACTATCTATATGTCCTTACATATAATGGGGATTTTATTCACCTACATAGAGACCTTCCTAAATAAATGGGGGATTAGTTTACACTAAACAATCTACTGTAAACACCCACATAAATGGGGGGATATAATTATGAAGGAATGACGTAGTGAATGAAATGAACGGGAGGAAGAGTGAGTAATTATATCCCTTCATTTATTATATAATTAAAATATTATTACTATCTTTGTGATTATGGTTAGTGATAAATTAAAATCGATTATTTTTAAGAAGTTATACAGTGAGTTATCTCATTTGGAGATTATTAGGTTTAAGTCTGAGATATGGTTTATTGATAGAGAAGTTAGATGTTGGTATTTTATTTATAATGATAATGGAACTATGTGGTGGAAAAATTCTTTCTTTCGTAGTTTCTTTGAATTCTTTTCCATTACTGAAATCGATGAGTTCGGATCAATTCTTTCTTCTTGGGTGGGAGAGGTCTTAAATTGTAAGGTAGACAGAGCCAGTTTTTTTCAATTGGCATTACCTTTACAGGTGGAAGAGGTCTTAAATTGTAAGGTAATTACAACAGATCCAAGGAAAGAATTTTTTCTGTTCGCGGTGGAAGAGGTCTTAAAACATAAGTCAGAAAGGTTGGGTCATCCCCCTGTTAGTGAGAATGTTGTTATTAATAATACAGAGAAATGATTAGTGATAGATTGAAAGGTATTATACATAAGAAGTTGTGTGAGGATTTATCTCATTTGGAAATTATTGAGTGGTATGGTGAGATGTGGTTTATTGATAGAGAGGAAAAGTTTTGGTACTTTATATATAATAAGTCTAATGGTGAGATGTGGTGGAGATATTCTTTCTTTACCTCTTTCTTTCTTCTTTTCTCTTTACCCTCTGATGAATTTACCAGTATTCTTTCTTCTTGGGTGGAAGAGGTCTTAAATTGTAAGGTGTTGTCAATGCCTTCGGTTTTTTCATATCGTCATCTGTTGGTAGAAGATGTCCTAAATTGTAAGGTATCGTCAACCACACCAATAACAATCATCAATGTCGGAATGGTGGAAGATGTCCTAAATTGTAAGGTAACCAAAACTACCCACATGTACAATAATGGTGAAATTTGGGTGGAAGAAGTTTTAAATAATAATATAACCGAATAGATTATGATTAGTGATAGATTGAAAGGTATTATATATAAGAAGTTGTGTGGGGATTTATCTCGTGTGGAGATTATTCATTATAGAACTTATGTATGGTTTATTGATAGAGAAGATAAGTGTTGGTATTTAAGGTACGATAACTCTGATGGTCAACTCCTATGGAAGTACAGTTTCTTTTGTGATTTCTTCACCATCTTTACAATGGATCGTGACGAATTTACCCCCATCATTTCTTCTTGGGTGGAAGATGTTCTGAATTGTAGGGTAAACACAACGGGAGTTGGAATTGTTAGTAAAAAAGAGAGGGTGGAAGAGGTCTTAAATTGTAAGGTAGACACAACAGCAACAAGACACCAAAGGTTTTATTGTCTGGTGGAAGAGGTCTTAAATTGTAAGGTAAACACAACAGGAAGTTCATTATTAGAATTAGGTGGTAAGGTGGAAGAGGTTCTGAATCATAAAGTAAACTCAACTACCCACATGTACACTAATGGTGAAATTCAGTCGGGGGAAGTATTAAACCACAATGTGGTGAATAATGTATAATTAAATTATTTCATTATATTTATACTATATGAAATGTCTAATTACAGAGTCACAAAGGGATGATCTATTGAAGAATCTTATTAAAGAACATGGGTATTACTTTGTTAGTAAGATAGTTGGTACTGATTATTTGTCTGAGGAGGTCTTTCATAGTAACCCTATGGAATTCTTATCTTTGTATGATGACCTTGATCATTTTGAAAGCTCTGAGAAACCTGGTCTTACTATATATCGTTATGAGAAAGGCGATAATATTTTTCTTGTGGCGAACTCGACTGGTGATGTATATATTAACTATGACGCCATATATGGAGCCCTTGCTATGTTTAAAGAGTCTCAGATATACTCCGTTAGGACTAGACTGCTCTTAAATTGGTTGAGGGACTCATTTGGGATTAAGTCCGATAGAAACCATATGTGGACTATCCACCCTGATCAGGATTACTTTTCAGATTATCTACACTTAACTTAACCTTATTATGTCACACGAATTAGAAAATGAAAATCTTGAGAAAGAACTTAATAGATTCCTTGATAAGATTGTTCCCGTTAAATACCCCGAGGTTAACCATATAATTGTTCAGGGTGAACTTTGGAGAACTTCTGGTAATTTCTACTATACCATTAATATTAATCCCACCTTTGCTGGATCTAAGAGATTACAAGATGATCCTAAGTTTGAAAATGAACTATTCGGGTATATCTTTAAAACCTCTGATTTTGCCCTTAAAATGTTTAAGCAAGGAAACACTGGTCATTATACCACTGAGGTTAGATGGTTTTGGGATTAATCTATAATGGAAAATATTTGCCGTTTTTATCTCTATAGTGGAAAATAATCTCCATATATAATCTTTTCCCCCATTATAATGGAAAACGTTAATTAATCCTTGCTGATTTAAGAATCACCTCTAACATCTGAATCTTGTCCCTGTCGTCCTTGGTCTTCTTTGATTTACCCTTAAGATAATTGATTGCGTCCATAATCTCATCCCGCTTGTTATTTGTCGGCTTTGGTTTGACAACCTCCTTATCCTTTACTACCTTTACATCATTGTTACCAAACAATATGTCCAAAGCTCTCCTGATACGATCTTTGTCGTCTACAAATAACCATAAGAAAATGTGTACTACTAATTTATCCATATTGTAAAGATACAAAATATTCCCTAATAATTTACCTATATTAAAAAAAAATCCTATCTTTGTTATAACGAATAAATTATGATTAGCAATAGACTCAAAAACCTCATCTTTAAAAAGTTATATAAACACTTAAGCGGCGTAGAAATAATCCACTATGATGACTGTATATGGTTTATCGATAGAGAAACTAAGTTTTGGTATTTTAACTATCATACACTAGAAAATAAATTATGGTGGAGAGGCGCCTTCTTCTTCGATTTTTTTTTCCTTTTCTCGATGGATCATTCTGAGTTTGTTCCCATTATTTCTGAGTGGGTGGAAGAGACCTTAAATTGTAAGGTAAGCACAACTCGAAGACGAAGAACTGAGAGAGTTAATGAGGTGGAAGAGGTCTTAAATTGTAAGGTAAGCACAACCCAAGATGGTGCACATGCTGAGGATGATTTGGTGGAAGAGACCTTAAATTGTAAGGTAATCACAACACGCAACGGAAACTACGATGCCACACTTTTGGTGGAAGAGACCTTAAATTGTAAGGTAATTACAACAATAAATGAGCAATTCAAATACATAAACAAGGTGGACGAGGTCTTAAATTGTAAGGTAGACACATCTAAAAAAGAAAGTGCTAATTATGAATTAAAGGTGGAAGAGGTCTTTTATCGTGGTGCATTATGTGGAAAGGTGGAAGAGGCCTTAAATTGTAAGGTAGACACAACAAAAAATTTATCAATCCCATTATACCCAATGGTGGAAGATGTGTTAAATTGTAAGGTAAACACAGCTAGTTCCAATCAAGGGTTTTTACCACCAAAGGTGGATGAGGTTTTAAATTGTAAGGTAGACACATCTGCGATGGAAAGACCACTTTAGTTTTTTTAACAATTGGGTAAATTAACTATAAAACGCCATATTTATCTAACATGAAATACATTATAACAGAATCTAAACTTAATGCTGCGATTGATGAGTTCATCACAAAACAATTTGGTAAGTTGCATCATCAGTTAGACGGTAATAAACTTACATTGGTTAATGATAATGGTGACCCCATGATTATGATTACTGATAAAGATAATACTTATTTTGTTTGGGTGTTAGATGATGTTTGGAGAAGTGGATTTTTGATGTTCTCCATGAAACGTTTTGTGAATATGCAGCCCGTGTTACATAAATGGTTACATAAACATTATAACATACCTGTGGAAGAATCAAACATCTCCACATTTTCACGAGGTGAAGAAGAATACGTATACTAATATGAAATACATTATAACAGAAAATAAAATGTGTAGTATTATGGAGAAGATGCTTAACGATGAGTTTGAAGGGTTCTCCGATATCTATTACTCTTGGGCTAACTTTAATTGTGGCATGGGAGAATGTTGTGATATGTATGCCGTCGGTTTTGTTTTACCTAAAGCTCATTATGATAACTATCTATTTAAACTTGTTGATGGTGAACACTATGATGATGATGGTGATTACCCTGATGAACTTTCTGATGATTTACCCGAACCTTGTTATGAACACCCTGATATCATGGAACCCAGGTTTGACACTATCCTTATCGGTGAGGAAATGTATGAAAAGATGGAAAACTATTTTAATTTCTTTAACGATTGGGAAAATGAATTACTACGTACTTTGAATCGTCTCTTCCATATGGACGCCAAAGAAATTATGACATTACCTTTGTCACCATTTTAAACCATTCAGGTGTTTCCCTATTCTTCCATACAGCAATCTTTGATTTCTCCCCCATGTAATAACTTCTATATGATTCAACCACGCAATTGGATTTATACTCATCGGGCATCGCCCTTGCTGGTTCGGTGAACTCTTTGTCCGCAATGTTTGGTTTGTTTATTAAACACCACTCTATTACATCCTGAGACTTATGTCTTTTACCATAACGATATGTATACTCTTTACATAACTCCAAACCCAATTCACATAGGTATAAATAATTGGATAGTGACTCTCTTGCCCATATTGAACATGGATGATTCCTATGTGATAACTTGTATGGGGCTTCACCGCCTTGTACCCAATGAACACCACATAAAATTTGGGATGTCTCCAACACCATTTTTACAACATGTTTGTCGCAGTGGTATTGTGCACACTTTTTTGTATCCGTATCTAATAAAAAAATATTCATACCACAAATATATAAATTAATTATGGTACCACCAAGAAGTATTATTTTTTAATTAAAGATAATCTTTCAGTTTCTATATCACAATATTCTTTAGATAATTCAGAACCTATGTAGTTTCTTTTTGTTAGTATACACATTTTAGATGTAGTACCACTTCCCATAAATGGATCGTATACTACATCATCTTCATTCGACCAACTCACTATATGTCTTCTTACTAACTCTTCAGGGAATATTGCCGGATGTTTAAACGCCACTTTATCATTTGTTGTATTCCCACCTCCTACATAGAAATCCCATATATTATAATCAGGTACCATTTCTTTTACATAGTATTCATTCTCGTTAAATTCACCATCTTGGTTTCTTGAAAACTTCTTTTTCCTATACGTTCTTTTGTCATTACATTTATTACTTCTTTCTCTTAAATCAATGTTAGTGGTTTTTGGTTTACCCTTTGAAAAAACAAACATATACTCAAACATTTGTTGGTATCTTGTACCAGCATTTGGCATTGGGTTTAATTTACGGTATATCATAGTATCGTGAACCTTAAACCCTATATCCTTAAAGTACAACGCTTGTCTGAATGAGTTTAATGTTTCCGACCCATTAACCATACTATCATTCACAACCCATACGACCACTCCGCCCTTTTTAGTCACTCGATATAACTCTCTCGCAATCTCCTCAAAAGGAAATGAATATCCATTAAGTTCATCACTTATCTTACCAACCCCATTATTATAATTTCTGATCTCATCATACGGTGGTGAAGTTACAGTTAAATCAATGGAGTTATCGTCCATAGATTTCATTGTTACTAAACAGCTCTCATTGTATGTTTTATTAATTTCTATCATTTAATATCATATTAACACATTTATCATAAATAATATCAAAATTTTCACATTTGTCAACCGCGTCGTACTCATGGTTACGTTTTCTTAACTCCTTGATAACCCAATAATCTATCTCACAAATACCAATATTGGTTATCCCCATATAACTCAAATATTCATCATTTGACATGACTTTTATTGTGTTACCATTTTTTTCTATTTTGTTTTCCCCACATGCTAAAACCATACCAATAATAACTTCAACCTTATAAGGTAAATTTGTTTTAATCGGGTTTAGATTATCAGGTAATAGATTAAAATAACTACATACCTTTTCTTCATGTATGAAATTAGCAATACAACTCAAAGTATTAGACAATGAAGAAGAATTAAAGGATGCATTATTACCTTTTTGTTGGGATATCCTTATATCTATAATCCCATCTATTATTTTTACAGACATTAAATCAACCTTATTATTGTCTTGTGGTAATTTCACAATTAACCTATCCTCTTGGAACTCTATCATCGCATTTTCTCTAAGATTGGCAATGATAGTATCTTTAGATGTTTTAGAGTATACTGAATTATACGTACTAATAACAGTCATTTTAAATCCGTCCGAATTAATATCCACACCCCCATCAATAAGCCTCTGAATTATTTCAATGATTTGAGCTGGTGACGCCCCCTTCTTAATAGCCATAATAATACCTTTATTATAAAGATACGAAAAGTACTTTGAATTAACAATGGGGATTTATAAATTATTCTCTATCTTATCCTTTTGGTAGTGCGTGTGTAGTATATGTATTAACATATGTAAGTGATATGTACATAGTATTATTATATTATAGATTTCGAAATATAACAAACCGAATAGTAATCCTACTATGGGTGATGCCATGTATAAATACCCATAGAATTTAAGTCGTTTACTCTTGAATAAAGGGTATAGACAGGACACAAAAAATAAAACCGCTAATACGTTATGTGTGTTGGGATATAATTTGGTGGAGAATGCGGTTACTAATACTAATAAAAAGGATGATATTTTCCAATTCTCTATTGATAAAAAGATATATGCTGTCATTATGTTGGCAACTATAAATAATGGTTGTAGTGGGGTATTCCAATATTGCGATAATGATTTTAATTCCCCCTCGACGGATAATAATATAAATGGGTACATCGCCGAGATAAGTATTACAATTATTTTAATACAGTGATCCAAATACTTCTTATAAAAACTTACAACCCTCCGATTCATTGTCTTATGTTTTTGTTATTTATTGTTTCACCACCTGTTTAATCTCTAACTCTATCATCACCATATAGTTGATGATATCTTTCTGTCATCTCATCCGAGTACATCTCTAACAAAAACTCTTCAATTTCTTCATATGGAAAATGGTCTGTCCCCCAATTTGATAACTCACCATGAAGTCCGTCTATCATAAGACTAATAACTCTGTCTTTGAATAACTTTAGTCCGTAATTACCCTTTAACTTGTAAGACGCATAGTCTAAAGAATCCTTAAACTCATCATTTATTTTATCGGGAGTAACTCTTCTTAAGAGATAGACCTTAGACTCAGCAACTAAACCCGTCATCGATTGAATTCTATACATATCTTCCTGTATATTAATATCATTATGATTGGCAATCTCTAAAGAGACTCTAAAAATATCATCTAAAATCTTATCATTTAACTTAAAATAATTAACTTTATCTTCTCTAATTAAACTTTGATTTTTATATCCTCCCCATACATCAACATAAACACCAAATTCTCCAATATAAGCAATTTCAGAGTATTCAGTTTTGGTTTCATTATAAGGAATTTGTCCATCACCTATTTCATCTAAACTAATCCCACCACCTAATTCCTCACAAACATTAACAATATATTGAATCTTTTCTCTTTTTGTTATAATATCACCGTATTCAGAAACAACATCATATCCACCAAAAACTTTTAGTGTTGATCCTAATCCCATTTTGTTAATACTGTCACGGATTAAGTTAACCATCCTGTTGTTAGTCTCTTCCCTTAATACTTTTCTTATGTTTTCCTGTAGGTTCATCATACTACATAAATACCTTTCATTTTATCTCTAACCAATTCATCAAATGTATTTCCTGGTATCACAAATACTTCCCCCTGATTTTCACCAACAGGTTCTATGTTTGTAACCATTTGTTTTGATAATACAATCAATATGTTTTCATCAAACCTTTTAAATAGTTTTGTTGCAATTTTTTCAGCTTTACCTAAGTTAGATGTGTTAAGTATTGACTGTATAGCAAATCCCATATGATGTCCTTTACCAGGTTTAACCCAAAAATCAATATCTGTCTTGTTGAACTTGTCTACGTATTTTTTAAAGTTCTCATCTCCATGATCACAGAAATAAATGTAAATCAAAACCTTCTCACTTGTTTCTAATTCAGATTCATTAATCCCCATCATTGATTGGATCCTTTGTATGTTTTCTTGTAGGTTCATACTAATAAATATCGTATAATTTAAAATCCCCCATTGTTAGTGGAGGATCATTTAAATCTCATCTTTTTCACTTACGCTCACATCATCTTCGTAAGTTTTTCCTTCTTGGTAATCTAAAACTTTCTCCTCTAACCAACGGACATAATGATCACTATACTTTCCGTCGCCCTTGTAGTTTCCATACACTTTAAAGTACTCTTTTTGTAGTTCACATCTCTTACTCATCTCTATACCCTCTAGTATTAATTTCCTTTGATAGTATATGTGCTGCCTTGGTTAAGTGCATCAGTATTTGGTGATACATATAATCTTGTGAATCTACTCCATGAGTTTTCATACTGTTCAGCGCCAAATCAACACTACGAATCGCTTCATTGAACTCTACCTCATGTGGTTTTAAAGCTTTCATATCATTTACAGATTAAAAAATGTAATATACCTTGGGTTACCATAAACCCAATTAAAAATGCTACTATTGCTATAATTATTTTTTTCATAATGTTTTTACTTGCGGGTTGTTAATCTTCATCATAATTAAATTTAGTCCAATCATTAACATATTTTTGTTTATCCCCATCTTGTAGGTTCATAAAGATTGGTTCACCTTCATCAGTTCTAATAACAACCCAATCTTCACCTTCGGATTCAATAATACTACCTGTTAAATCATATCTTCTACCAGCGAAACCATTACAGTAGAAGTCCTTAATTTCTTTACCGATATTACTCATATTCTTTTAAGTATTAAACACCAGGTTTCATCTTTTAATTAAATGGATTACACTCTAGCTCGTGTTCAATACTTCTATTTATACAATATGATTGCCACGCAGCATTTATATCATACGCTTCGCTATCTAGTATATCAATAAAGTAATCAGACTCATCTACTGATGCGAAATGTTTTGCAATCTTTTCTAATAGTTCGCGATCAATGTTCCATTCTATACTTAGAAGTCTTATTGTTAATTGAATTGCTTTTTCGTGAGTACAATCATCTGCAGTCTTAAATAGGTTAGGAACAGTTTCACCTTCTGGCACAATAAGTAAACCATTTGCTTCATTAATTGTTGGTGGATAATCTGCTCTATTTTGAACTGAGCCATCTATTCTTGAAATGAATGTATTACTCATAATAACTCAAGATTTTCATATTTAAAAATATGTAGCGTTTCTTTTAGTAAATCTAGTTGTTCAATATTAGTATTACCTATTATGTATTGTGATAATATAATTTGAGTAAAGTTTAATACTTCTTCCTCACTGTACATCCTTTCAGCTTGGTAATTAGCAAATTTTTCCATCAAATCTGGTATATTATCAAAACCAAATCCAGAACAATTATCTAACTGTTCTGTCATAGATTCCATAAAATCACAATCTACATCCCAATAATCTTGTATAAACTCTTCCGCTGTTAATATTTTTTCCATAACTATTTATTTTTTATTTTTATTTAATTTCCTTCTATATGATTATAAATTAATTCCATTACCCAAGCATTTTTAAATTCATACATCCCACAAGTTTCAGCCGCTTCTTGTCTGGTGTCATAAAAATTTATTTTACCATCCTCATCTTTCATAAAGTCCATATCTCTAAGATCTATGATTACATATTGTCCTTTCATACTATTTCTTTTTAAGTTGTTCAAACCAATCCTCAACCGTTAACCATCTAGAACCCAATGTTAGATTACCTAAATTATGTTTATCTCTTTTTTCTAGTATTTCTTTAACTTCTTCCTCACTATACATTCTCTCAGCTTGCCATTTAGCGCCAGCTATAAATGAATGTCTATCTGATGGGATACAGTTTATGTAATGTCTTTCAGCCGCTTCTTCTAATTTTTCTTGTTTAGGTTTAGCATAACAATCATCATCTGACTGAGTAGTTTCAGCATCACAATATTTACAAATGTGTAATTCTTGTTTAGGTTCTTCTTGTGGTATAGTGATTTTGTAATATAAATCCCATTCTCCTTTAGTTTCCCAACTTTCTATTCTAACAAACTCACAGCTACTATTCTTAACAAACCACTCCAAGAACTCATCATCAATATCTTGAACACCATCTGCAATCAAATCTTGGTTTGTTGTTAGGATAATTTTAAATTCTTTATCAGTGGTATTGTAACCTGAATCTATAACTGCTTGGAAAATTTGATTTAATCTTTCATTGTAATACCAATCATCCTTTTTAATAGGCTCATCAGATGTGATGTACATGTTTTGATTATTACTTCTAGCTGTTTGTGGTAAAAATTGATTTGATAAACATAAATCACCATCCCCATATTCTAAAAATAATCTACTTGATTGATCTGTTGGTAATAAAAATATATTTTTCATACTATTTCTTTTTAAATTGTTCAACTAACCATTCTCTCGCATCATGTCTATGAGAACTTGCATACATATGAAATGCTCCATCAACTAACTTAATTACTTCTTGCTCACTATACATTCTCTCAGGTTTGTAATTAACATTTAAAGTTGAGTCTTCACTTATCTTTTTATTAATTTTACTTATTTCACTTTGAGGGATAACGTCATAATGTACACCTTCAACCCATGTATTTTTAAAGTTTTTCATCGTATTTCTCTTTAAACCACTCTTCAAATGTATCTCCATGACCAGTTTCAATAATTGCAAACATACCGTGTTCATAAGCTTTTTTCATATCTTCCTCACTATACATTCTATCAGCTTGCCATTTAGCTCCTAATTCAAACCCATTTTTAAATGATGTTGAATATAAATTACCCTCAACATGTTCATATAACATCCACGCGGTTTGCTTGGCTTCTTCTAATGTTTCTTTGTCCATTAACTAATTGTTTTGACAAAAATAAACAAAAATTACAAACTTGTCATTAAATTTACGAAATATTATTTAAATTGGTTTCATTATATTTATAATAACATGAAGACGTTTAATAGAAATAAAAATATTGATCAGGGTAAACACGGTGAATTAATTGAAAGGATTGCTCTTCAATACTTTAAACATCCCGACCATATTTGTGATTTACTGTGTTTTAAGGACTCAGAAGATGGTTATATATTATTGGTCTTAAGTACTCGATCTTTTGATGAACAAAAATTAGAAAGTTATATTAATCAATTTGTACCATTTAACATTATTGTTTTGTATCACAAGTGTACAGATTAGTTATTAAACTAATCAACAATTTCACTATATAAATAATAAAAAAATCACTATATTTGTTGTATGGAAAATTTAAATAAACTCATTGCTTTTGGTGATACTCACGGAAGAAGTAAATGGAAATATATTGTTGAGAAGGAGAAGGATATTAATCGAATAATATTTGTTGGTGATTACTTCGATGATAAAGATGGTAAATACGACCCTAATGAACAAATTGAGAATTTTAAAGAGATTATCGAATTTAAAAGAAGTAATCCCGAAAAGGTAATTCTTTTAATTGGTAATCATGACTTCCATTACCTGAAAGGTGTTAATGAAGAATATTCCTCATACCAATTCGGTAATTCCAAAAATATCAATCAAGTGTTACAACCCGCTGTTGATGAAGGTTTGTTACAAATGTGTTATAAACACGATAATAACTTCTTTAGTCACGCTGGAATAACTAAAACATGGTGTGAGAATTGTGGTATAGATACGAATAATTTACAGGAATCTGTTAATAACCTATTTAAAACCGATATAACTAAGTTTAAATTCACCATTGGTGATAACTACAGTCGGAGCGGAAATGATGTTACACAATCTCCCATATGGGTTAGACCACAATCTTTAGTGAAGGATATGGTGGAAGGTATTGTTTGTATTGTTGGTCATACTCAGGTTAAAGACCTAACTATCTTAAATGACGATAATCTAATTCTTATTGATTGTTTGGGAACAACCAATAGTTATTTAGTTATAGAAAACCACACAGTTAAAATAGGTAATTCGTAGTACCACCATATTTATAATAACATGAAGATTATTATATCAGAGAATCAAAAGAAAAATTTACTTAAATCTATTGTTAAAAAACATGGGTGGGAATACGCTTCCAAACTTGCCGGTAAACCAGAAGAGTTGGCAAAATTGACATTCGACAATGATCCGATGGAGTTCCTACATATGTTTAACGATATGGATTTTGTTCAGTCAAAAAGTGAAAAAGACTGGACATTGTATCGTTATGAAAAGGGACATAATCTGATGATTTACGATAGAAAAAATAAATATGTTTACATAGATTATTCTGACATTTGGTTATTTTTGGAAGATGGTTTCGGACTTAACTACTCTGAGACACAGGAACTTACAACAAGATGGGTGGATGAAGCATACAATTTAAGGGGGGTTACAACGAGATTTGGTTTAGTTCAACAGAAAATGGTGGTGGATGAAGCATACAATTTAAGGGGAGTCACTATTACCCCACAAGTACCCCACAAGTACCCCACAAGTACCCCAAAGTGGATGAATCATACAAATTAAGAGGAGTCACTATCATACCATCCAAATTGAAAAATCAATTAGTTTCATTATATAATCCAAGGTATTTGTTTCTAATCTCTAAAGCTAATTTTTTTTGAGAAAATGTGGGCACATTACCAAACCCATCTATTACATCCATAAATGTCTCATGTTCCTTATTGTCAGAATATCTATAAATGAAATTCATTTCATCCTCTGTAATGTTATACGTGGACATTACCACATCATCCATAACATTCATAAGGTTTGTCCCACCTTTAATACAATCAATCACTTCAGATCTAAGGATTTTCATACTACTTTTTTTTTATTGTACCAATGGTTATATATAAAAATATAACCAAGAGAACTGTAAAATACGCAATCCTATAACCTTCTTCCCATGAATCGGGGTTTAAGATTTTTTTTATAAAGCAAGATGTTAAATACGCCAGTATTATTAATACCAAATACACAATATACTTTTTCATAATCTTCCCTTGTTTAATTTGTTTTACAAATATATATAATCTATTTTAATTAACCAACGGTTTTTTAACTATTTCAAATGAATCTATAATCTGTTGCTTCTCCATTTCTTTAGCTTGTTTAATTAGTAAATCTAATTGTTCCCATTCTATTTTACAAAATTGTGGGTCACCATATGATTCTAATTCTTTGCCTAACCACTCTACAGCTGTTTGTTTCATCTTATTCTGATTTAAATGTTTTACCACACCTGCTACATTTAGAAACTTTTGGCATTCTACCATCATTAGGTATAAATCCAAATTCATCTATACAATCTTTAATCTTACATGTCCAATTATGCCATCCTAACTTACATTGGATTTTACCTATTAATTTTTTCATCTTATTCTGATTTATTTAATTCATCTTGAAATAATTTTGCTATTCTAGGACTAAAAGGTCCTATTGGTATTTTTTTTTTACTACCCCACCTGTTTGAGAAGTAAGTGTCGGTTTTAAGTCGGTATTTAAATTGCTCTTTAGTGTGAGGTTTTATTTTAATAGGTTCTATACTATAAACACTACCATCATTTGGGTCAATCTCAACAGACCAATTATTTAAATAATATTCATATGTCTCATCAATAATCTGATTATTTCTTTCTTTATTCATATATCACAAATTCTTTTTTCATCTTATTCTGATTTAAAGGTTTTTACTTGTTGGTTTTCCTTTTGTTTCAACCCAAAGTTTTAACTCATTATATAAAATAATGTCATTATTAAATGTTGATCCAAATCCTTTAAACATATAAAGAAATTGTTTTGCCCACCATAGTTTAAACTTAAATGGTAATTTGTGAAAGTGTTTTTTCATCTTATTCTGATTTAAAAGTTTCGTTGTAATATTGTTCAGGTAGATAAGATCCATCATAATTACATTCACTACCAACATAAAATCCATCCATTATTTGTTCCTTTTCCATTTCTTTGGCTTGAAAAATTATATCTTTAAAATGATCTTCCATCTGTTTTTTAGACCAATTCATTGGAGTTAGTTTTTCTACTAACCATTCTACTGCTGTCTGTTCCATTTTATTCCGATTTGAATGTTTTATTATAATAGTCATTCGCCTCTCCATTTCTACTTCTAGGACCAAATGGTGGACTATAAAATCCATCAATATGTGCATCAATAATCTGTTGCTTCTCCTTTTCTATGGCTTGTTTAAGTAATAACCCAAAACCTGATTTACCTACGTTTAAATCGTAGCTGTTCCATTTTTCTTCTAACCATTCTACTGCCGTTTTTTCCATGTTATAATTTTTCTATTTCAGATTTAACTTCTTCCCAATAATTAAACTGATTCTCTGAGGTTGTAAGGTCAGTGATAACAATTGAATTAATAATCTCATCAACAGCAATTAAAGCACATCGTATCGCATCAGCATATTCACCAGTCGTATCTTGTGCATGAACCGCAGTATAAGTCATTGGATGAAACCTTTTAACTAACAGCTCAGCCCTTTCTTTTGGTGTTGTCATAACCCTTTAAAGTCTTTTTCATCTGTTATTAAATACCAATCACCATCATCCAATTTCATCTCATAACCATAATCCCTCATGCAGATGTGTAATTGTTTGCCCTCCTCAGTTTCAAGAGTAATAGAATTATATATCTCCTTTAAAACAATCTGATTCTCTATAGTTTCAATTCTCATAACTCTTAAAATATGTAATATTCGACTGCCGTCTGTTTCATATTTCAAATATAGTGAAATTAAATTGGTTAGTCAAAAACAAAATTAAAATATTACGATGTCACTAAGATGTCACTAAGATGTCACTAAGATGGGGTTTACAAAACAGAATTAAAATAGTAATCTTTATAATGGATGGGGATTAATTATTTATTTTTAAATTGTCTATTTATTACATATGATTAGTGATCGATTGATAGATATTATACATAAGAAGTTATACACAGACTTAAATAATGTTGAGATAATCCATCACTATAATAGTATATGGTTTATCGATAGAAAAGAAAAGTTTTGGTATTTCAAATATGAAACCAATACTCATAAACTATATTGGAAAGGATCTTACTTCGCAAACTTTTTTACATTTTTCTCCATGGGTGAACGTGAGTTTACTGGTATTCTTTCCGATTGGTCGGAAAAGATTTTCAACTGTAAAGTGAAAATAACCCAAAGACTTGAAATTAATATGGATCAACATTTGGAAGAGGTTCTTAATTATAAGAAAAGCGATGATCTCATTTCATAATTAAAATTACATTTAATATCCTCTAATTACACATTTACCATACATAAACAGATAATTAATGTTATTATATAACCGCTTAAATATATGTAATTTCATAACGATTTTCAGGAATAAAATTTGAAATAAAATCCGATAAAATACGACCATTAATTTTACGTAACGTATTTATCATTTCTTGGACAACCTTATCATCACTATGGTTATACCCCCATTTTATCATGATCTTATATATATTACCATCAAACTCAACGGTAACATCCTTATTAACACCTTCAAGGATATTCTCCATAGCTGTCTTTCTCTTTTTAATTAGAAATTCAACATGCCCACTTAAATCTTTCATCGTTATATCCCTTAATTAAATCCTGTAACACCTCATCATTTTTTGATAACTTCAATACTTTGATCCAAGAAGTTTTGGATAGACTATGTCCGAACCTACCTAAGACGTTGTTAGTCGTTCCGTAATACTTCTCAGGATAGTTCTCCTTAATATGTTGTTTAACTTTGTCCTCAACTTTCCCTATGGACATTGCTTGTTCGTATGTAAGATCTTTTATCATATCACAAAAATAGTAAATAATTCGGATTATACGTTTTGAAATTAAATTAATTATTTAAATAATTGATAAAGTTATTTTAATTAAAAAAAAATAAGTATATTTATAGAATAATTAAACAGACGCATTATGAACTCAAAACTTTCATTTAATTTCGGATACACAAAACAAATGTCAGACACGTTTAACAACGAGTTGAAAGAATCTGATAAATGTTCAGTTCAGAATCCTGATTTTTACGGTAAATGGAATTTGGTCAAATTTGGCACACCCGAATATGAATCGGCCTTCAATAAAAAAAGAAATAAAAAACGATGAGAAGTTTAATTAAAGAACTATTAAATGAAATTAAATTTTCACAAGAAAGGGCTGACGAATTAAAAGATAAGTTTGGATGGAGATTTGTACAAAGTCAAAACCCAAAATCTGATAAAAAATATAAAAAACTACACATCTATACGTTCAAAACCCCAAAATATAAATATAATGTTCATATTGAGGAATATGAGTATGATTATTATTTAATCTCTTTTTTCCCAAAACTGAATAAAGATTTTTTTGTAAAACAATCAAATCTGGGATCCAAAGGCGCTGAACATTATGATGAATATTCGTACCTAACTAAAGAAAACATACCACTACAAATCCTATCTTTAATGGTTTCCGAAATGAAACAGATTTTAAAAGAAAAACCTTATGCGTCATTTGGTTATTTTGGTGCGGCCGATTATAAAACAGGTGGAGATGAAGATTTATTTAACACAAAAAGAGTTAGAATATATAATAAGATGATTGAAGACGAATTATCGAATACTCATGTGGTTTTGTCAGACCCTACGTTTAGCGGATCAGTTATTATAAATAAAGATGTTTTAAAAGAATACCCACATTACGAACAATACTGTGTCGATGTATTAGTATCACACTTATAAATCCATACCCAATCGGTCATTACTCTTTTATTTCAGGAAGTTTAGTATCTTTAATAAATTTACTGTGTGACTTTTCATAAGACTTTTGAGTCTCATCATATGCGTCTTTGGTGTATTGCCAATTCCAATATAAACTATCGTTTGGTTTGAATCCGTAGAATTTATGCACTTCTTTTTGTGTTTTGTTAACGGTTTCTCCATTCCAATTCTGACCCACACAAATGAATCCTGTTTCAATATCTTTAATAATGTTGGCTTCACCCAATGTTGTATGTCTATTCTCCAACCAATTTAATCTTTCAATTAAGTTTTGATAATACATATTTGTTTGACCCCATCTAATTGAACTAAAAAATACCACAACATCAGACTCAAATAACTCTTTTGATATCTTCCACAACTCATCTGAAGGTTCATTTATATTCACCCAACATCTGTGATTACCTGTGGGATTTTTATCTTTATCTTTAAGTTTGGCTTTCAACAACCCACAAGAGTTCCCATCCTTTCTCGATACATTACCTTCACATGGCAATATCTTAAGTTCGGGAACATCAATTAAAACGGCACTGTCACCCAACTCTTCTTTAAGGTACATCGCAATCATTTTTGACTTCGGTATGTCTATGTTCTTTTCATCAAAATTATATCTATTGGAACAACTTAATAGTAATACTTTCTTTTTCTTTTTAAGGATATCTAAAGTTTGTTTAATTTCATTCCAAGCGTCCGATTGAACCATCCCTTCGGATATCATCATTGATTTAATTCTATGTATGTTTTCTTGTAAATTCATATCAGGTTTATTTTAGTTATCTATTATTATCTCTTTGTATATCAACAATTTGTAAATATAACCCTTTTAAGTCTTCATCACCTGATTCTATTCTATCCAAAACATTTTGTTCAGTATAAAGTGTATGGTCAACTATATAATCAATCATTTCTTCATCAGTAATACCTTCGGGTAATTCAGGTTCAGGAACACACTCATTATTACCCAAATAATAATCAGCCTCACCATTTAAATATAAACCACTCTCACCCATTCTTTCTTCAAATGATGGTAATTTATAATCTTCGTACCAATCTTCAATAATACTCACTATAAATGATTGTCTTACTGAGAACATTTCCATAACAGAATTAATTAGTTCTTTAGAAATAAGTAAAGAACCTTCATAAAAATCACCATTATCATCAAAATAAAAATGAACCGACAATCTTTCTATACCTGACACACATAAAGTATGTACTATAGATCCGTATGCACGATGTTTGGGTGTGTCCTGTTCAACGGAGCTTTTAAAATAAAAATTAAGGTATTTAATTATCGTTTGTATAGTTTTTTCACTAGGTCTTTGGAACTTTTTCTTAACTTCTTCCCTTAATATTTTTCTTATGTTTTCTTGTAAATTCATATTAATTCGGAGGTATTCAAAGCATTCAAAGCCTTTTGATAATTATCCGATGATAAAGCGTTTTTTAAATTAACATATTCACCATTATCTTTTTTCGCCTCCCATTCCTTATCGTTGGTTAATCTATAAGACCATTGTGTATCATCTTTCAGTTTATATTCCCCAGGTTTCCATGAACTAAACTTATCTAAAGAACCATCATCCTTTTGGGGTTTATCATTTTGAGTAATAACATTTTGATTATCAATATTATGAACGTTATTACCATTACTACAATCAGTATACTTTAAGAAAAATTGTCTAATTTTAATTGGTTTACTAACATTTAAATCTAATACCTGTGTCCAATTACAAGATTTAGAGTTTTTAGATTTTAATCGTGAAATCTGTTGACTCGCTCTACCATCGGCATTTGATCCCGCGGAACCTCTGGATGACACACCAATATAAGCATTACCATCTTTACTTTCATCAATGGTTATTGACCAATTAACACTGTAATCATTATTAACTGTTACACTAATATCTGTTACATCAGGTTTAACTCCAGATTTAACCAAATCCTTTAAAACTTGATTAACACCTTTACCTTGATCCAATTTAACGTAAGAACTCCACTTACTTGGAACAGGTGATCCTGTTAACATGTAACCACCAAAACCATCCATCTTTCGTCTATCAAACGAATGTAAAGCATCTCCCTTACTAATAATATTTTTTGGGACTTGATAACTACCGCTTAATTTCATCGGTAAGTTATTACTTCCATACTCTTCTTTTAATATTTTTTTAATTAAATCTCTCATTTTAAAAACTCATTACCAATAAATATAATGAAATTCTTATATTTATCATCATATGGAATATAATATTAGCTCAGAACAATTAGACCGAATAATTAAACCTTATTTTGATAGGGAATTTAAACATGCTAAGTGGGGTGAACATGACGCCAAATATGGTGGAGGAAAATGGTTTGGAATTATAAATCAAGACGATGTAATGTTAGTTGGTCATCCATCACACGATAGTGATACATTCTTTACTGACGGTCGACACTTCTCAAGTATGTGGGATTTCTTTAGTATCGACGCTAAAGATTTTAATAAAGCTATCGGTAGATATATTAAAAAGAAATACGGTTGTGATTTCGAAAAAATTATGTAATCTCTTATCGTTTAACACTCTCAAGTCTATCGTTCCATACTTGGATTATCTTTATCGACCCATCGTTTTGTAATTCCTCATATTCCCTAACAACGAACAACGAACTATCCCCCACAATGCTCTTGTTATGTGTCTCCTTGTGATCATTATCCTTGTCAGTTGTAAAAATAGCAAACACATACACACCATAAATTAATATGAATAATAGTATGGTATACCAATGTTTAACTATACCACCGTTCTTTTGATCCATCGTATCTTCTGACATGATTGAGGGTTTACATATAAATACTTTTGTTTTATGTATAATTATTATTTTTTAATTGATCCCCGTTTAATATTATAGTTAACCCCCAAACTGATCGTATGGATTAATTTAATGGTATTAATACTTCGATAATTTACAATGTCGGTAATGGTAAATGATAGTTTGTTTTTCTGTTGGAATATTATTTTTAATGTCCCGTAAATTATCACATCATTTGGTATAATCATATTTGGTTGATAATAATACTCGGCAGATATTGAATAGGATTTATAATCATATTTTAATTTACCTCGAATTGAATGTCTGAAAACGGTGGTTGTTGGCTTCTGGGAATATATCACATTCTCAACCATGGCAGCATAAGACATGGACACGTATTTCCACTTATGTCCATACCCTAACCCAATGAAATTATCGTATTTCAATCCCCTCGTTAGAGAATGATTAAAAATGTAACTAACAAATAATTTATCATACCCGATGTTTATTTTTTGTAACACATCATGATTCATTACCTTCGTTGTATATCCGAATGAGTACGTGGTATTACTACTAATAAACCTGTTACGTTTAGTTATATTATTATCCCCACTAAAATTAAGATTAAGAGTCTTGGTATCATTGTTGATAAACATCCCAGTCAGGGCGTTGTTACAGACAAAAGATGTGGTGTCCGATTGGGGTAAGACTCTACCGCCCACCAATAACATTAATACGATTATGGAAATTAATTTAAACACCTGTTTTTAGTTAATTAAAGAATCATCTTTCTTTTCTTTAAATAATTTCTCTAACTGATCAACATTTTTAACTGTCGACCAATTACCCCTATTTAAACGCATCCATTTACCATCACTAAATCGTTTATAAACGGAAGACTCATTTTCATTTTCAATATAAACTATTGAATAATTATAATCCTCTATTTTTAAAATCTTCATACTATTTAAATTAAACCGTTAACAATATCTGTTAGTTCATCTAGTTTGATTGGTTTATCAACAAATTGTGACGCTCCTGTTCTCATTGCATGCAATATTTTATAATCATCCGTAACTGCAGTTAAAAATATGATTGGTGTTGTGTCGTCTTGTTTTTTTATCTCACCACACATTTCTATACCATCCATATTTGGCATACGTATATCTGTTATAACAATATCGAATTTTTTATTTTTAAATTCAGATAACCCTATGGCTCCATCTAATGCTGTTGTAACATCGAAACCATTTTTATTGAAGTGATATGATAAAAATATTAAGATGTCCTCCTCATCGTCCACTATAAGCATTTTATTTTTCATAATCTTTTAAGTATTAAACATCCTGTTTTATCTAAATAAGGTATTTGCTCAGGATGGTTGCATCCATCTGCATCACAACCATATTCCATACCACATACGTATGTATCTGATGGATGAGGACATATTAATTTAATCTCAACTTCTATTTCTGTTGGTTGTTGTAGTGAATTTAGATATTCTGAACATATTGGGTGTGTATTATCTTCACCCATATCGGTACTCATACCTCTAAGGTGTCCTGCCATAAACGCATCCACAATATTATTATCATTAAACTTGTTATTACCCATCAACTCCATTGCTTTGTTGTAACCTTTTAAATAACCTATCCTAAAATAAGGGTCTTGTTTATACTTCACGCTATCCAATCTTAATGGGTCAGTGTTATTACATTCTTCTAAAGCTAATGCTCCAACATCAACAACTCCAAATATCTCATCACAGTTTTCTTTTGATAGTTTGTATTTTGGAATGCCTGCACTTGTTTTGCACCACCCAAAATCAGTACTACCAATAGCATAGTAATTTGTATCATTAAGAAAATAATGACCCATGTGGTAATCTTCAAGTTCTGTCTTAATCAATTTTGCTTTCATATCAAATTCTTTTTAAAATTAAGCAACCATCTGAATCTAAATAAGGTATTTGTTCAGGATGATTGCATCCATCTCCATCGCATCCATATTGCATTCCACATACATATGTATCTAATGGGTGAGGACAGATTAATTCAATCTCAACCTCAATTTCTGTTGGTTGTTGTAGTGATTGGATAAATTTATCAGTATCTTCTGCATAGCTGTTATCATATTCAAGTTTAAAGTTATACCTTTCTATCATTTCTTCTTTTGTTAAACCTTCATAATCCCAACCAAATGCTATTGCTTTTCTAATATCCTCAACAGTAAACAACTTATCATTCAACTCCATTGCTTTGTTGAAACCTTTTTTATAGCCAACTTGAATATCACTTTTAACTACATCAAATGTATTGAAATGTTCTGTAAACTTATTAGCCAACTTCTCAACATCAATAACTCCAAATATCTCATCACAGTTTTCTTTAGATAGTTTCATAACCTCATAATCAGTTTGAAAATCTGAATCAGATGATGCAATCATTTTATCACCATCCATTAAGGTGTAAATATTATTAACTTTAATTAGTTTTTCTTTAAACCAAAATTCATATTCTTTAATATCTGGAATTTTATTAATTTTTTGTTCTTTTATTAGTTGCGATGCTTTTCCATCCATTAGTTTAGTCAAATCGATTTTATCTGACTTATCATCAAGATTATCTAATAAACCACTTGCCTCCCATTTTTTAATTAAGTCTTCTTTTCTTTCTTTTTTCATATTTCTTTTAATAAAAGTTCTTCTCCAGTAAGAGCAAAGTATAGGTTTTGTAGTTGGTGTACGTATTTAATTTCTTTTCCAATCCAGCTAAACTTATTTTCTCTTTTTATATGTGGTGTAAACGAATTGTTTTCATTTTTAAAAAAATACCATTTTCCCACTTCACTAGAACTTAATTTGTCACTTATTGAATAAATGGTATTGTTTTCTTTTTTAAAACCAAACTTCAACAACCACTCTTCTGTTAGTAGGATTAGTTCACATTCTATATCATAAGACCCACTAGTTGTAGTCCCAAAAACTTTATTTTTTATACTCCAAAATAAAATTTGTTTTGCTCCTTCTTCGTATCTTTTACTCCCATCATTAAACCCTTCAATTTGAAATTCTAATGTTTCTAAAGGAATGTCTCTTTCTGAAAACTCTTCTTTTATTTTTACCCAATTCCCAATCCTTAAATCATTCGCTTTCATAATTTAAATCATTATTAATAATACCGTCAAATATAATTTTTGGGCTAATCTGTTTACCTCTCTGCTCTAACCATTTTGTATATTTAAATCCATCATTATGTTGAACAATCCGTATTCCTCTCCACTTTACCTTACCTTTTGTAATCTCACCCTTTATTGGTGGTTCAGCCATTTTTCTTAAAGCTGATGTAAAAATTTCATCTTCCCTTTTTAGTTGCTCCTGAATGAATTCGTTTACAATATCGTCCAGATTAAAGTCTGGAGTTTCTGGTAAATCAAAATTTAATTTTTTAACTATTGGTTCCATGTTATGTGGTTTAATTTTTAAATTATACCGTAAAACCCAACCACCTTTAGTGATTGGGATGAAAGGTGGTTAATGTTCTATAACCATCTAACCTTAGAATTTAAATATAATGAAATTAATTTGATTAGTCACTTAAATTATTATTAATATTTTTAATAATTACCAAGTACCAAATCTTTTATGCCAATACAACGGTGAAAATGGATCATTCGCTTTAGCTGAGTCTTTACCACCCATTCTACTCCAAAAATTCTTTCTTCTTTGTGGATCTTTATGTTGAGTAAAATCTTTCATACCTCTATATCCACCCTTAACTATTTTATAGTTATCACCCTTTTTAGCCAAAACTTCCCATTTATGACTATCACCTGATGAAGCTCTTTTTTTAACCCCAACCTTAGTAAAACCTTTTTTCTTATATCGTTCAGGTACTTCCTCATTCATTTGGTTAACATCAGATTGTATTTTATCCTCACACTTAGGAAGATATGTCTTGTAAATATCGGTAGCGATGTCTAGGTAATTGTACACTGTGTCCCAAATATCATCCAACACATCATCATACATTATTTGAATCCCTTGTGTTCTCGGCCATAGTTTTGTCCCACGTCCCCCAATAAAATAAACATCGATCTTATAGTGACGATACGGTCTTTTTCCGTCTAAGACTTCTCTATCTTTTGGTGAAGTAACTTTAAACCCACAAATTATGTGGCCATATTCTTTCATAGTAATTTTTTCCAATACCTTTGATATAAGGCTGTTATAATCTTTTTCAACTTCTTCTTTAATAAATCTATATTGAGATTCGGTAATAACAAAGACGCTCTTAACATTCTCACCTAGTTTTTTCTTATCTTCATAGTACGATTTAGTATTATTATAACTATTAACCGTTGAAGACCCATTAATAACTCCACCTTTTAGATAATCCCCAAACATCGACTGAACAAACATTCTACCTTTACGCCCTATTTCATGCATAAGATCCGCGTCTTCACCGGTAAACGGCTTTTTCATTAAAAACGTAATATTACCTTGTTTGCCATACTTAGTCGGAAATATATCAACTTTAACCCCATGAAAATTCTCAGGCATTTCTATTGTTTTAAAGTGAGTTTCAACCATTTTTTCGATAACTCTTTCCAATTTACTACTATCCATAATGATAAATACTTTTATCTTTGTATTTATCACTATGAAATACATTATCACAGAATCTAAATTAGATAATATTATTTATCAATACATCGAAGATATGTTTGATGACTTACATTTTACTGCTGCGGAAGATGAAGAGGGTTATGAAATGAATTCTGCTCTACAGTTTTATTTTGGTGACTATGGGGACGATGAAAGCGCGTTTTATTGGTATGATAGCGATTACTTTAATAATGATTGTGAAAAATGTCCAATAGTTGTATTTGAAACAGACTTGTTAGATAAACTAAATTCGTTATTTTCAAATAAATGGGAACCTATATTTAAAAAATGGTTATGGGAAACATTTCACATGAAGGTTAAAACCATTGAATAATTAATCATTCGATTCTTTCATTAATTGTGTCGTTATGAACCAACTTAACACTACCTTTTCCTGTTAATGTTTGTACTTGGTATTGAAGCTCCCATATTAAATCATCAATATTTTGATGTCTAATAGATTCGACATGGAAATTTAAAAATAAAACAATGATCCCCTTATCAATTTTATAATCAACAACTTTAACCCCATTGGTTGATGACAATTCATCACACGCTTCAAAATTAACAATCTCTTCGGCATCAGCTCCTCGTTCTTCTTGGTCGTCACATTTTTCTCTAAGGATTGATAATGAACTGTCAATTAGTTTTTGGAATTTGTTCGGTCTATTGTCTTCTTTCAAGATTTTGAAACGTAATGCCGATGGTATGTTATTACCTTCATCAGATTCATTGATGTTTTGTTTTGATTCCCAAACTTCCTTTAAATAATCATAAAAATTATTACGAACATATTGGATTATCTGATTTCTAAATATAACCTTTTCATCACCCATTAAATTAAGTTCGTCTGCCATTTCGGTACCAACATAATCAGATATATGTAATCTAAAATGTTCAAAAGGTATAGATTGAAATTCTTTGTTAGTTAAGTTATTTTGAATTATTGAATCTAATTTTTCTTTTATCATAGATTCTCTTCTACGCAAACGAATATTATTTTCTTTTATAATCCTAAATCGTAATAAAGGTTTACCGTTAATCGTCACATCCCCCTTTTCATTTTTACCGATATCCTTAACTATCACTTTTTTATTCTTAAACTTACCACCCATGATAGTATCACCAACCTTGATATCAAGTTTAATCATTTCATTTAATTGATAGTATTGTTGTTCTGTTATTATATATTTCATTTTTCCCCAGAAATATCATCTGAATACACCACTATGTTATCAAAATTAAAACCTAAATCTATTTTTAAGTCTCCTTTTTCTACAAGATAATCATCGGATAATATTATGTTTATGTTTGGTTGATATACGGTATATTTAATTACATACGGAATTTCTTCAGCTCCTAAAGCATCCAACAATGGGTTATACACATCCGTATTATAATGTTCCCATCTAACTATTATATCAACCATTTCACCAAATAAAAAATACTTAGGTAATTCTTCCAATTTATCAGAAAGATAATCAGAATCAATTGAATTAATTAAGTCATTATATTCTTGAGAAAACTGTGGAGAATCCTCCCAGTACTTCTCATGGTCATTAATAAAAGTATATTTTATTTTATATTTATCTGTAGACCCCTTATTATCCTCCCAATTATAATCAATCCATACAGAAAGGTCGATGTCAATTCTAAACTTAACCCGACCTTTTATAACCACCGAATCAAACAATTTGGTCAATGATTTTTCAATATCTTCTGTGGATTTATCTTTGTTCATGACTATAAATATATTGAAACATATTTATAGTCATGAAATATATTATAACAGAAAACCAATACAGACAAATTGTTGAAAATGTTGATGACATTTTAGATAAAATTAGTTCTGGAAAAAAGTTAAGTCTATCAGATAAACGAAAATTAGACTTCTTTCAAAAACATCTAAATAACGGAGGTAACGAAAATGATTTCGAATATTCCGAACAAGATGGTCATAGTATTGATGAAAGAGAAGGTGAGAAATTTACATATAACTTAAATGGTCGACCATTCACTTTTACTTTTTCGGAAGAAACCACAAATGGTGATGTGATAGATTATTTTGGTGAAATTAAATTTAATGGTGATGAATACTTAGGGATGATCTCAGCTGATAGTAGAGGGTATTTTGTGGATTACGATTTCTATAGTGTATTTGATGAAGATGCCAGACTACAAGACGTTCTTAAAGAAGAAGGTAATGAGGCTGAAATTAAAAACTTTTTTCAAGAAGAAATTATTGATCGACTCAAAAAATAATTGTTTATCCATTAATTAATGGTTACATTTGTCTAAAACAATTTAAGATGGGTGTTCAAGGTAGAGTTCAAAGTGGGAAATTATTTGAGCAATCATTAATTAAAGATGGTTGGATTGTAAAACCAAAATCACCCAGACTTAAATGGTTAGGCGATGGTAAAAGTTCTTTCCAAAAAATGAAACACTGTGGATATAATCCTAAGTTATTCAAATTGGACGAATCTTCTACCGTGGAAAAGTATGACATTATACATCCAGAAACAAATCGATATAGAGAAGTTAAGAAATATATGAAAAAAGATCTATCAACATGGACTCTTTATTCTGAACCATTCTTTAAAGTCGCAACCAAATCACAACAACGTCAAATTACTACAGAAGTTTATAATAGCTTCTCAAAAGATTTCTTTAACTTTCATTTAAAAACTGGTTTATTTGATGAAATTGTTAATAATATGACATCCTACAGCGAGGGTATTATGGTTGAAGATGGATTCATTCCAAGTAAACAGTTAGAATTTAGAACAATATTAGTCGAAAATAATTGGGCTGGTTACCATAGAATAACAATACAATTTAGACTGAAGCATGAATAGTATAATTTGTTAGGTGGCTTTTCATTCATTAGCGTATTTATCAATAAAACAATAATATGAAAAAAATTATAAAACTTACAGAATCAGACTTAACACGTATCGTTAGGCGAGTTATTAAAGAACAAGACGATAATTACATAACTTGTTCGGATTGTGATGGTGAAGGTGTTGGTGATTGTTCGGATTGTGACGGTGAAGGTATGATAGAATGTCCAGAGTGTGGGGGTTATGGTGAAGATAAGTACGGTGACATTTGTGACACTTGCGATGGGGACGCATCCATTGAATGTAAAAGTTGTGATGGTACGGGAGAAGATGATTGCGATACGTGCGGAGGTTTAGGTAAATACCAAAGTTGGGATTAAAAAAATATTAAATAAAATTTTTGAAAAATGGAAAATTCTATTATCTTTGTTGTATGAAAAATCTTATCACATATTATTGTTACTTTTTATATGACATTCTTTGGGGTTTAATCTTTATTGAATGGTCAATTAAATCGTTTAACGACCAATCTATATTTACGTTTGTTTTGTTTACCACCGTTTTATTTTTGGGTCTTAAAGATCTTATCAGGAAACACTCCAACTTTATGAAATATTACCCTTATTTTGAAAGTAAATGGAGTGGGGTTATTTTTTAAAAATGCGAGTATTTATTAATAAAATGATAATATGAAAAAAATTATAAAACTTACAGAATCAGATTTAACACGTATCGTTAAACGTGTTGTTATTGAACAAAACGAAGAGGATAGAATGGAAGGTGAAGGTATGTCCATCACAGTAAAAGATATATTTGAGGAGGTTAAAGATGCTCTTGACGAGATGGGAGGGTATCGAGATTCAATGAAAACAGAAGCTATGAAATTGGCAAGAAATATTATGTCTAACATGCAAGACGACTTGGCTTACATTACCGAGAATTATGAGGATCAACTTTATGATATTCGTGGTGACGAAGAAGAAGATGAATATTAAATAACTTAACACATAAAAACTTTTAAAACCCCCCACTTTCTAATACAGGTGGGGTTTTTTATTTTTAAAAAAGATTAAAAAAGGTTTGGCAAATCAAAGATGATTACATATCTTTGTAAGACAAACAACGGGGGTAGGAAAGTTAGAGATGAGTGTCCTACTCCCGTGATAAGAAAAGAAGTTCATTGAAATAAAATACGTGGTAGTAAAAAACGGGAAACTCGTAAAGTGTATCAACCTGTTAACACAAGATAGTGAAACGAGAGTGTGTGTTAACTACTAAACTACAAAGGTTTTAAACCCCGCTTTGAAGTAAACAGATAACAAGCGACAGCAGAGGTGTAGTAAACCATGTAAGCAACTTAATAAGTGCGGGGACTTTATCCTTTTGGAGCTGGCATCACAAATGAATATGAAGAGGTTATTATCCACAGTCAAGGGTGGAGTTGTTTATGGAGAAGATGTTATCTACAGTCTTCAGTGTAGACCCCTTAACCATAAGGCGGAAAGGAAGTAAAATCTAACATTCACTACTTGAGGTGACGGGGTTTATTTATAGTCAGGTGGCGGAATTGGTAGACGCTAAATTAATGGGTGGATAGCGTGCCATTGGGGAAGAACCAAGAAAGTTACGCGTGTAGGTTCGAACCCTACCCTGGCTCATAATTAAATGATTGTTAAATAAAAAAGATATGAGATTATTATACACGGTGTTAGGGTTTTTTAGGTTATTTAAAAACGTTTTAATTATTGGATTATTTATTGGATTATTTACGTGGTATATTAAATGTCACGACCCTAAAAATTCGAAATATAGTTGGTTGTTTTGGAGTTGTTCAATATATACTGTAATAATATGTATCTATAGATCACATAACCCCCATGATTATTCACATTCAAGTACTGATTCGGATTTTATGTTTTGGGTTAAACATATGTTTAGTTTATAAAAATATGGTCAGGTGGCGGAATGGTAGACGCCCTACTGAAAGAAGGTAGAGAAAGTGTTGGTTCGACTCCAATCGATGAAATGGTTTCATTAGTTACAGGTTCGAATCCTGTCCTGGCCACTAAGTAAATTTTATCAATTTGATATACTTGTAAAACTTATAATAAATTGATGATACAATGTTGGGTTTCCTAGTAGTAACGGTATTAACCATGGTAAGTAAGCTACAAGATTCTAGTAAAAGCTCCAGATGGATTCCGAGCGACTAAAGTGTCTGGTTTAAAGTCGGGTAGTGTGATGGTTAGACACAAATTGACGGTTATGGTACGTACCGCTATCAAGAGAGCCGAGTGTCCGTAAACACTCTATGACTTCGGAAGGTGGATAGAAACGTTCAAATAGTATCTTGTAGGTTCGATTCCTACTCTGACTACAAAGGAAGTATATGAGAGTCCTGAATGTACACAAAAGATCCCTATTGACAGCTGGAAAGACAGCAACATAGTCAGGTGGCGGAATTGGTAGACGCATGCATCCCGTAAGATTTGCACACTTTTAACGGTTACAGGTTCGAATCCTGTCCTGGCAACATCGGTTATTTGATCTAGCACTAGGAAAATAACAGCCATTGGATGAAGCTAGCGTCGTGAATGGAGGTGTAAGATAAGACAGACTTACAACGTTGGGGTACCAATAGATACAAATCCCCAACACAAAACAGATAGTTCTCGTTTACACTGTATAAAAGGAAGCGGTAGCTTAAAGTTGAAGTTGAATGGGACATAACGTTGTCTAAAACTTAAAACAGATTGACCCAAAGGCATGGGTTGAAGCAGAGAGAAAAGATGTTGGTGATTAAATTCCTCACATATAAGCTATACTTTAAGCTCTACAATCTGAACAGGTGCTTCCTGTTTATTTATTTTAATATTAAATGTGTTGTTCCCTTGAGAAAGGTACTAGGGTCAAAACGGAGCATAGGAAAGGTGAAGATTGCTACAACACAGAGGTTCTCAACCTTATTCCATGGGGGGAATTAAATTACTCCGTGTACTTTTGTAGTTAAAGTCATGTAGCTGTGTAAACAGAAAATTACAAAAAACGTAATAAGAAACAAAGGGCAGGGCACAAAGACACTGAACATTGGGAGAGGTTGAGGAACTCCCTTTATTACAAAACAGATTGACCCAAAGGCATGGGTGGGAAGAAAGTAGTAAATAAGTTATCTGATAACTGAAGTCCCCTTTACAATCTGAACAGGTGCTTCCTGTTTATTTTTTTAATTTTACATAATACTTTATTGATAGTTTGAAATAATTTGTTTAATTAAAATATTATAAATATATTTGTTAAAATAATAATAATTAAGTTATGGGAAAGGTAATTTTAGAATTTGATTCAGTTGAAGAAAGAGATGATATCAAATCAGCATTAGATGGTTACAAATGGAAATTGGCAATGTGGGATTTAGATCAAAAATTAAGATCAACCGCTAAATATGGTGTCTCTATATTAGGTAATAATCAAGAGACTAGTACAATGGAATATGATATTACTGAAAAATATCGTGAACTTATACGTGAAATACTTGACGAGTATTCGCTTAATATTAATGATTAATTTTTATAAAAATAAGATGACATACGAAGAACAAGATGAATGGAATGCTGTTCGATACAGAATGGACAACGAGGGTATTGACTATTGTTTTGAACATTATAGTAGTTTCGAGGAGATTAAAGATGAGAAGTTCCACGAACTTAGATTACAATTTTTAAAATCTTTGAAAGAAATTCGAAATTATGTTAACGAAAAATGCCAAGAAGAGGTAGAAGAAGATGATGAGTATGAGGGAGATGTTTAAATTTAAAACACTAAAGGAACAGTATGAAGAGTTGATTCTCTCCAAACTGTTTCCTGATAGAAAAATTGAGTTTGTTAGGGAAGAACTAACCGATAATGAAAAAATGATTATCGAGTTTACATACGAACTATTTCAAGAAAAAATGGATGATATGAAGATACTCAAAGACGAAATAACAAGAGTCTCAATTGAGAATGCGAATCTAAAATCATTCAACGATAATAAAGATTATTATTACGACAATGATAAATACGATGAAGACGTAGATAATTAAACTTAAGACTCCAAATATTTGTCCCATATAGTATATTTATTATTATGGAACAATATAAGGATTCTTCTAAATTAGAACAATTAAGCGAAAAAGGTTTATCCCAATTTTTCAAACAATTGCGAAAATCATATGGTCAAGATTTGGTTAACTCACCATTACCGTTAGCCAATGATGACGACTTTCTCAATGATTGTGATTCCACATCTACCATATTTGGTTTGGGTAAATGTGAATATATTGATATTGATTATATCATATCAATAATTGTTGCAAATTCAAAAACAATTAACGATGGTATCATTACCCACATACCCAAACTTTCCAGATACTCTTTCGATATTAATGTTCATGAAACGGTTCGTCAAACAACAACCTATACTCACAAAAATTATTCATATGACTCAAAAGTTGTTGTCGAAATCGCAAAGAAAATGGATCTCGATGGGGATGTTAGTCATTGGGAGGGTGAGATTACAAATACGGACATTCACGACTCAGATGTAATAAATGTTGATTGGAATAATTTATCATTACACAGATTAAGTTAAAAAAATAGTTTGTTAATTATGAAATATCTAATCACAGAATCCAAATTAAAAAATGTTATATATAACTTTTTAAATAACTATAATGATTTTAAAGATCTAAAGGAATTTGACGGTGACTTTATGGACTGGGAAAATGGTAAATGGGTTGAAGCTGCTGAGTTTGGTCATTTTGATTGGGATCCTATTATCACTTATTACAAATACCCAAGTGAGACCGAAAAATACGATGATATAGATTTAGAAATCCTCCCGTTAGTCCATGTTAATGATAGTAATTTTAGAACTATGATGGGCTCATTGTTTGGAGGTATGGATAAATATGAAGACATTTTTTTAGATTGGTTTGAAGATACTTATGGATATCGAGCAAACAATCTTACATAAAAATAATAAAAATAATAAAAATAATTAATATGTTTAAATTAGAAGAAATTAAAAATACCCTACTTAAAAAAAATTATATTTGGTTTAACGATGATTCAAATAAAGGGTTTGATGTTAATATTGTTGGCGTCAGAAATGATTCTACAGGTAATAAAGTAACAAACTCATTCGATGATTATATTACCGTATCATATAAAGAGATGGGTGTTTGGAAATTCCATTCTTGGCCAGCAACCACCGATCCAGGTACTAAAGGGATCCTTGAGACAACTAATAAAAGTGGTATCGCTAGATTAGTTGAAGGTCAGTATCGTGGGTCTCACACCATCAGATTACATCAAGGTAAATACGAGGCATTAGGTCAAGCTAAGAATGTGAAAGTTTACCGTGACGCAAATCGTGATATGAAATATGATGAGACAAAAATTCAAGAGGGCGTATTTGGTATTAATATCCACCACGCCGGAGTTGATTCAACATATGTCAATAACTGGTCGGAAGGTTGTCAGGTATTTAAAAAATTATCAGATTTTGAGGAATTCATGAAGATATGTAGAAAGGCTAGAGATATTCACGGTAACTCATTCACCTACACTTTAATCGGAAGTGACGATATTAAACAAATTTAGTCGCAACATACTGAACCATCCAATCTGGATCCACTAACGATTCTTGTTGATGATCCAAAATATCATCAATTTTTTCATAATTTTCTTCAGTCTCGTTATATTTGCCTTTTCTTTGGTAATCTTCATATAATCGAACAGCCTTTTCGATTTCCGACTTTTCCCTGCCACCAATACCATAGACGAACGCCTTTAAAGGTTTAACATAATTAATAACTTTTAATGTATCATCCATCTCCATGATTATTTTAACGTTGACAGACTTAACAATAATTTCATGCGTCTTAGTTCTTAAAACTTTAACACTTTTAAGAAATTTTGTTATTTCTTGGGTTAATCCTTGGTTAACGTAAACTTCCTCATCATTAACAGATCTAAGAATAGGACGATTAACCTTATTATTTAAACCAGTCAACTCTTGAAATGATCGTATACTATCCTCCGCGAAAGGAGCTAACGCAGAATAACTATACGACACATCATTAGGATTACTCATCTCAAACATCATCACCCCATCATCACTATAACTAAACGGATACAATAAAATATCATTAATGGTCAAATGTCCTTTTATATATCTAAGGTATAATTCTAAGTATTTTTCAGATTTCATTTATTTTTTTTATCTTTAGTTACATATTTAAAAATAAATATTGTTATTTATATAAAAACTTACTCAGGATTATTTAAATTCGATTACGAAATAATGAACATGTTTGTATTCGCGATTGGTAATCTCATAACAGGGAGTGCGTTACTGTTCTCGTTAGGTTTTTGCATGACCTCGTAGAAACCCTCAGGAGCAACCTTAACGGTACTCACGTTATCCATTGTTTCTATGATTGTAGAATCTCCTCGTCGTCCGTCTGTAAGAACAATTGTCTTTGATTTTGTGTTGAATGTCAAACTTTGCATATTTCTTTTTTTTATTTAATATTAGTTAATTAAATAGGGAGAGTCAACCTCTCCCCTTTTTGAATTAAATCATCTTCAAGATGACTTCGGTCTTACCGTCCCATTTAATAATTTTGGATTTAGGTACCCAAAATTCTAAAACCCCAATTTCTTCAACTTTTTCCAAATACTCGTTACGGAAACGTTCTGCTTGACTTGAGTCAGTAATGTATTTAATATTCAAGTGTTTTGCACATGTTTTACCCATTTTAGTTAACATAGAATGTTCATCTGTTAGAGTTTTAGCACAACATACACAAACATCCCCACGTTTTATTGTCATCTTACCTGCGAACTTAACGGCTCTTGGAGATACTGCTAAAACTTTAGTGATGTCCAATAAGATTGGGTTGAATTTCAAATTGTAATCTTCCTTCATTTTTTGACCAATAGTTCGGCCAACTTTGATTGTCTCACCTATAGTAGGGATATTTAATTTACGAACGTTTGATGTAACTGTAGTTGTCATATGTCTCTGTTTTAGTTTTGTTTAACAAAGATATATAACTTTTCCTGATTACAAAAATTTATTTTAATTATTTTGGATGTTGGAATACAAAAGTGGCGTTATCTCTAGATATAAAGTCTTTATTATCCGAAATGATCTTATCAGTGATTCCTTTTTCCAGATCTTCCGAGAATGGACTTGGATGAACATACCCATCAGGATTAATAACCATCTTGTTGGTTCCTTCAACAGTTCCCGCCTTGTTAATATTAACCTCAAACTTTATCTTATCTCTTATTTTTTTAACATTCATGATTGTATAATCAACTTTCTTCCTATCATCACCCCATCCAATTGTTAATAATTTTTTAGTTCCTTTCAAAGATTTGGCAAACCTATCATTGAAATTGGTCACTCTATTTGTTTTAATATTGGATAAACTTTCACCATTCATGATAGATTTTATCTCTTCAGGTGTCACAGTAATAACATCATCTTTTATTCTACTATCATAAGATTGTCTTCTAGGGTCAGCATGTGACATTTGTTTTGATGTTGATGATGAATAAGTATTACTTACTCGGTACCATTGTTTTTCTATATATAAATAAATTGGATACCAATTATATGATTTTACAACATAATACCATTCATTATTACGGTTAACATCCCAAATCCCCTCTAAATTAGACCCTTTGAATGGGATTCTACCAATTGTATAAGTATACGCGTTATTGTTTGGTGTTTTTCTTTGTTTAAAACCTTTATAATCAACGAAGTTTTTACCATCCAAATTTTCATAGTCACCTTCTGGTCTGTAGTTGGCCGTATACACCTCATAATAGAATCTTGCGTCATAAGGACTTCTGTCAATCATAGGCATCATTGTCTTTATTAACTCAATTAATTCTGATTGAGTTTTGGCACTCCCCTTATGTTTGTTAAGATATCTAAACAATCTAATTTCTTTCTCAGACAATGGTTTATCTTCCGATCCATCCAATCCATCCAATTGTTCTTTTAATATTTTTTTTATTAGGTCTTTCATATTATCTATAAATATACCTAAAAAAGTATTTCTCACCAGACCTCATAAAATACTAAAGAGAATTTAGTACCCCTAATTTGATCGGATAATTTATTTAATTGTTTTTGTAGGTTTGAGTTTATATCTTGTTCACTTAAAATAGTTGATTCAGTAAAACCAAACATCTCTTTATATAACACAATCGATTTGTTTATATCATTACTTAACTTATTAGAAATCTCATGTTCAGGCACAACAATAAACAAATACTCACTAATTTCAGGATAATCAGTATACATATAATAAAACCTATAGTCAGGATGGTTCTTGACATCAGGATATTCCCCATAAATCCGATCCATAAACAATCGTAATCGTTTAGGGTGAATAAGTTCATTCATAATCATAAATATAATAAAAAACCCCCACTTTATCAGTGAGGGCTCCTATTATTTTTCAATTTTTACTTTAAGAATCTTAGTTTATATAATGTTGAATTAATCAACTTACAAACATTATCAATCTCATTTTGAATGTACGAATCTTTACAACAATCTCTTAAGTCTTCAACTTTACTGCATAAGTCTTTAAAATAGTTAATTGTTGTTGTGGTGTCTTTATAATCCTCAATGTCATATTTTTTGTATCCTTTAATAATACTATATTTACCTTGATATGACTCTATTAACCCATCAATTAATTCAACAATTTCATCGTAGTAATCGTTTAACGCTTTATGTTCTGCAAATGATTTAGTTTGTAAATGTAAAGTATGAGCCTGAGTTCTTGAATGAAACAATAACGACGCCATTTCAATAAAATCTTTGGTACCTGTTTTTTGTTCAGAAAGTAAACCTCTTTTTTTCACTTCTTCAAATAATTTATCTTTAAAATCTTGATCCATAATAATTGTTTTATTATAAATACTTGATAGTTAAGAAAAAATAATTGTCACAAAGATTATTTACCAATAATTAAATCATTAAAACTTAGTTTCCCCATACCATCAGTCGATTCTTTACTTGTAACCTCGTCATACATAAATGTTTTTGCAACGGAGATAATACTTTGTTCAGCCTGAGCAATCTTTGTTTCCATCCAATCTTCTAATTGGGTACCATCTTCCATCTCTTCCCACATTTTGTGAGCGACGGTTGCAATCACATATAACTGTTCTTTTGCCATATATGAACCCTCTTGTTCATTCTCATTAACACGATCTTTAATTTTAAAAACCAAATTATTCAATTGATCCTCAGTTATAATAATATTTTTCATATTCACCTTTACATATAAATATAACAAACAAACATAAAAAAAGGAGGTAATTTCTTACCTCCCTTATATGGGGCCGACAATTCGGCGAAACCACCACCTTATTTTTCTAAACAAGGAAACAATGTTTATTCCTCAACCAACCCACCATCAATTTGGTTATTTGATGACGTAGATATAGTTTGTTCAGTTTGTATTAGTGTAGGGGTTAATAAATAATCATACGCCTCTTTTAACTTTACAACAGCGAATGCAAAAATAAGAATAAATGATATGAAAACCAATTTAACTATTTGTTTCCAATTTTTAATCGCCATGTATAATATTATACCCAAAAAGATAAGAAATCCCATAATTTTTAATTTTAATTAGTTACTAATGCCTCTACTTTACTTTTCATGTGATCAGCCAACCCATAATTATCAATTGATGTTAATATAATAGAGTTAACTAAATATAAATATGGGATATGTATCAAAAAATCAACCCCATTAAAAAATGTTAAATCGTTCTTAAGTTCCAAACATCCCTGAACCATTTTTAAAAATAATTTAAATTGAACATCATTAACAAAGGTCTCATCAATTAATTTCCCAAATTTTTCATTCTCAATTCTAATGTTGTATGTTGAAGTCGTCATATCTATTTATATTTAATACAAATCTACAAAAAATTTATTATTCTACCAAATTAAGTTATTCACATAACTCAATTATGAGTTTTATGTTTATCCTTACGGGTATATTTTTTCTTATTACGATAAACGTTAGGTCTTGTCGCCATTAAAATCTCCGCTTGTGTAATCTCTATTGTTCTCATCGTTTATCAATTATTTTTAACAAAGATATAAATTAAATTCAAATATCACGCTTCATTTCACGACTAATATCTCTCTCTTTAATATTTTCTCTTTTATCCCAAAGTTTTTTACCTTTTGCTAACACAATATCCATTTTCAATAGACCCCTCTCATTCTCATAAAGAATATGAGGAATGATAGTATATCCCTTGATCAATTCCGATTCTAATTTTCTTAATTGTTTTTTCTTTAATAACAATTTTCTATCAGCCCCAATATTATCATTCCCAATTCCTTGGATAAGTATTCCTTTCATAAATAATTCCCCATTCCTGAAATAACAGAACGAATCAGTCATAGACACCTTCCCTTCTCTAATTCTCTTAACCTCAATACCAGTCAACTTAATTCCAGCTGAGAGTGTTTCCTCAATGAAATATTCAAACTTAACCTTCCTATTCTCTATACGAACCCTATTCTTCATAAGCATAAAGATACAACAAAAAATAAAAAACCCTAACAAATTATTTCAGTTTTCTATCTCCGATCATATTTATATTATATGATAATTAAAATCAACAATAACAAATTTAAAGTAAAACCAATGATCACCAAAAAAGATACCCAAAAAGGTATGATGGGTCGTGATTTTGATACCACATTTAATGGTATGTTATTTTTAATGGATAAGGGTCATCATAGTTTTTGGATGAAGGGATGCATAATCCCTTTAGACATAATCTTCATTAATGGAAATACAATAACCAAAATTAGCCACAACTGTCAACCATGTAAAACCGACGAATGTCCAAATTATATGGGAAGTGGTGACACTATCTTAGAACTTAAAGGCGGTACCTGTAAAAAATTAGGAATTGAATCTGGAGATATTATCCGTTATTAAATAAGAATTTTTCATTACCACAATTAAATATTCTATAATACCCTAACTGACCCATAATTTCCACTTCAGTCAAACTTTTATCATAACCCTTTTTAACTAATTTATGTTTTTGATAATTAATCCTATTTTCTCGTTTTCCCTTAATAACATAATGATAGTTTGGTTTAGTTATCCCAATTGAATGAAATCCTAAATTTATATATAACCCACCATTCGCCCAAGAAAGATCACAATACGACAACACAGTAACTGGATTATATTCTTTAATAAATTGTTTAAATAATTTAGATGCCCCACCAATAACCGAAATACCCGTTTTATTACAAAATCTAACTAATTCATATTCACTTTCTTTATTAGTTTTATTTAAAATTTTCCTTGTTTTCATAAAGGTCATCAATGAAACTAATTCACCATTATAATATAAACCATAATTAATATTTGTATTAACAAATCCTTGTAAATGATTTTTAGTTAAAAATTCTCGTATAAGGTCTTTATTAACAATTTGTTTGAGTATCGTTTTTCTAGCATATATTTTATCCGATAAATTTAAAACATTACTAATAATTGATTTAACAATACTCAATTTATCGTCAAAATCATCCTCAAAAATATGGATTAGTCTAACCCCATTATCATTACACATTTGAGTTTTTTTAAGATGATAATCATTATTTAAAAATAATTCAGAATGCCACCTAACCCCATTAAATTCAAACCCCAGTTTTAATTCAGGTAAATAAACGTCAATTTCTTTTCGACCAATTTTATATGATTGAATAATCTCTCCACTATATAATTCACCGATTAATTTCAATAATAAAACTTCCTTTCCCGATATATTTTTGTTGATAGGATTACATTCATAACAACACTCAGTTTTACATACTTTCCTATTACTAAAGATTTTTTTAGGTATTTTAACTTCTCCATGTATGTCACAGTTAATAATAAAATTTTCATCATCTTGACCAACAACTTCTGAATTATCTTCTAAGAACTGTTTAAATATAGTGTTTTTTCGTTTGTCAATTTCCCCCCCCATAAGATTTTTCCACTTTTCACTACGTCTAAAATGTTCTGACCCCCATTTCAACAAACTACTTTCTCGACTCTTTTGTTTAAAATTTTCACTTTTAAATTGATTACTCTCACCATATTTTGTTAAATTAGTTTTATTTCTTTTTTCTTTGGAACAACTTGAAGAACAGGTATAATACCCCCCTCGATTAATCGATTGATTATATCTCCTATATTGTATTTTAACTTCTTTACCACACACGTCACATATCGCATCGACAATTAAGTGACTTTGGGGATTAACAAATTCTATTGGTAAATCATTAACTTTATTAAAAGTTACATCAATATTATTTTTTCGATAATAATCACAAACATTACCAGTAATTCTAATTTTAAGATTTTTTGTTATAAGCATAAAAAATAGTTTACTATAAATATAGTAAACTATTCAATTATGTCCTCCGAAATGTTAATTATTTATTTTATTTTGTAAAACTTTTACAAATTCACTTTGAATCATTTTTGTAAATTTAACATATGGTGAATCCTCACTTTCAGAATCATATTTATACGCTCCCGCTGGTGGTCTTTTTGACCTTCCAAGATAACTTAATCCAGAAATGTTAGTGATACATTTATGTCCACCACTATTAGCCTGAATCAAATCCCAAGCATTAATACTTATCTTATCTAACATCTCTTTTTCCTCATCAGATAGATCAGTAAAAGGTTTCTCCATCATTTTACCAATACGAGTTAACGTTTCTTTACCATTATCCATTGTCTTATATTTACTACCATACAACGCAACAAAATCTTTAAATGTAAATCCGACTGACTCCGATCCAAACCCTTTTGACCTTTCAGATATCCATTTAATCGATGATAAAGGAACCTCCCTTTCTTTTAAACTCCCTTCCCACTTAGAAAGTACTTCTTGAGCAATCTCCCCTAAGTTAACACCTTTTAACTCCCTTTCTTTCTTATATGGGTTACAAGACGCTTGAACTAAACCTAACGGCCAAGCAATAACAATAAAGTCAGCCTCAGGATTATTTTTAAATGGTGTATATCTATCATAAGAACCCGGCTTCATCATATTACCACCTCCATATTGAACAATGATATTACCCACAAGTTTAACATTGGGGTTGGTCTTCATTTGATTGATGTACGTTTCTTTATTCTTTTCTAATTCGGGTATTTTCGCGTACCCCTTTTCAACCATAATTCTTTTAATGTTTTGTAAAATATTCATTAAAGATGGTGTACATTTCATTATAAGTTCTTCTAAGAACCCTGGTTTATTTTTGAACGCTAATAACAATTTATTTGCAACTAAACCTAATGCCATTTTGTTTTTGGCTAAAGATGAGTCTTTATCTAATTTAAATAAATAATTAATCACTTGATCAACAGATATATCATTCATTGCAAAATTTGCCGAATCTACTGTTGATATTAAAAGAATATCTGATGATGGGAATAAATCTCTTGGTGAAACAATTTGTGAAATAGTTTCAACATTAGATCTAGCCTGTCTAAAATTTGTTGTCGTCCCCACCTCAACTCCAGCTTGTCTATCGTGATGATCAAGGTGAACCGTAAACATAGGTTTTGAGTGGGCAAAATCACACAAACAATATAAAATTTTCTTATCTGGGTCAGATTTCTTTAATGACCATTCTTTGTCCCCATACTGAATTATTTGAGCATCAATAACATTAAACCCTTGATTCTCAAAATAATGTTTCATCCCAATTCCACTAACCACTCCGTCAAGATCCTGATGGGTTACAATAACAACATCATTAAACATTTTCTTTAACTTATTAATGTCTCTAATACCCGACTCTTTAATTAACTTTTTCATATTGTTATTTCTTTTAATTTAATTGAACATTTTTTACTTTTAGAAAGGTTTTTAAATTTTTCAATAACTTCTAAATTTTTATATCCTCCTATTATTTTAGGTGACACCCCATTCTTAAACCCCTCATACAATGAATATTTATGGTCTAAGTGATAATCATATTAATGCCCCCGCAATTTTACCAACGGATCCCCCACCCCCAAATAATGAGGTTAAGGTTGATATTGAATCTAAACCTCCTGATGAAGGTGATGGTGGTGGCGGTGTTAATGACGGTAATGATCCTGGTGTGGATGATGTTTCACCCCCAACTTGATTTAAATCCATTTGAGCGAATTGTTTTGATTGGTCAGTTTTTTCATATTCATCAATTCTAGATTGTAAATCTCCATATTTTTCTTCTAATTCATCAGGGCCAACAAAATTTGCAACCCCTATATAATCTAATAAGCCTAAATACCATTTAGTTCTTCTCATGAGTGACCTTGTTGCTCGATTACCCCAAAGTCTACCCATACCACCTGAAACATATTTACTGGTTAAGGATTGACCCTCACCTTTATAGTTTCTAAAACCACTGAACGATCCTTGTTTTTTCAATTCTGACGCTAACAATTCTTTTTCAGTTTTACTTAAAGCTGATTCTCCCTTAGACAATAGTTTACCCGTTATTTCGGTTGAAGCTTTCATTTCTTTTCCTGCTTTACCAAATATTGTAACAAATTCTTCAATCACTTTTACTAGACCAGTTCCTAATAATGGAACTTTTCCAATCGACGCCCTTAACATCCCGATTAATTTCCCTCCCCACGTTGGCGCCGTCTCCACTAATTTAGCAACAGGCCCACCAGCAACTTTTGCGGTTTTAGCCATTTTAACGGCATCTCCAGCAATTGTGGCTGCTTTAAACGCTTTAGTCGCTCCACCCCCGACTTTCATAAGACCGATAACAGGTTTAGCGATTAAATCACCTAAATATGGAACTGCCGATATCCAAGATAAAATTGCAAATAATTTATCACCTTGTCTCCAATAACTAATTCCGTTAACAATATCAACAACCCCAGTAGGGTCAAAAATACCAACAATATCCCCTAAAGTATTATACCAACGAGATTCTGTTACTAATTTAGATTTTTTAGGATAAATAACTTTCAAGAATTCAACAACAAATTGTTTATCATTAGTTGATAGTTTACTCCATTTTTCATTAAGAATTTTTAATTGTTCTTCTTTATATATTTGAACCATCGTTTCTTTTAATTCCGATTCAGTAAGTGATAATCTATTCATATGGGATGTTTTACTATATAAATATCGTATAAATAAAAAAAGAGATATTAAACCTCTTTTTAAATTCTACTCTATATTAGTTAATGGTGGATTTTTAAATATTACAAAATGATTATCTTCAACTTTATAGTTTTTATTATCGAAGATTAACATTTTTTTACTATTGGTAAATATAATATAGTCTAAAGGTTTATTTTTATAATTCTTCATTTGATAAGATTTCACAACATGTTCATTTGTCTCCTCATTAAATTTATACCACAATAGTGGTTTTATTTGAGAATATTTAACACCGCTTTTTGTTATAATTTCAATATCTTTACTATCCCACCTATCTAAATTATTACCAGAACAATATTGTTTAATATTTTTAGGATCGATATTAAAAGGGTCTTCACTTAACATACTAACCGTTAAATTTTCAGTCTTGGTTCCTGAGACATAAGACTTGAAATTAATCTTAACAAGATCGTCCATCCTATCACCTTTTGTAAATAATCTTACACGATTATTTGTTATCCAAGTTTCGAACGATTCAATACTTACATTGGTTGGGATATCCCCACCGGCAAACATTCCATTCATATACCACTCAATCAGTTTTTTAATAACCATTGGGTTAGTATCAAAATAATTTAATATTGACCATGTCTGATTTGGAACATTAGTTCCTGGAATATTAATTAGTCCATCTTCACTTTCGCAAACACCTCCATTAATAAAACTATTCTTACCAATATTATTTGGGTATAAATCCAATAATGTTTTTATAATGAACTTTGGGAATCCTGATATTGATTTTTTTAAGAAGTTTTCATCTAATTTAATATCATGAGTTTTAAGACTTCCTTTTATCTTATCGTATTCATCAATAAAGATATAAGGAACACTATTTAATTTAGTTAAATTAATTTTATCTAAAGAAAATTCAAATGTCTCATCTGTTAAAACATTAATAAACTTAACATTAATACCACTATCAACCGACTTTAATTCTTTAATTTTATTAACATCTTCTTTACTAACACCACTGACATAAACAAACTTTCTATTAAATTTTGTATCAGGAGCAAAATTAGTATATCTCACCTCAATATCATTCGGAAAGTCCATTTCAAGTTGTTCTTCAAATAATAATTTAAAATATTGACTCTCCGTTATTAAAATTTTCATAACAATAAATATACAGGAAACAAAAAAGGGATCAATTAAATCCCTTCTTCAAATACTAATCTAGATTGTTTTTTATCATCAACAAACGCCTGAATTCTTTTTCTAGCAATTTCCGCATAATTTTCTGACAATTCAATACCTATCCATCTTCTGTCTAATACTTCAGCCGCCACTAAACTAGTTCCGCTTCCGGTAAATGGATCCAAAATCACATCGTTTTTGTAGGACAATATTTTGATCGCCTTGGTCGGAATATCCATCGAGAATGTCGCTTTAGTTAATGATTTAGTATCAGCAAAGTAATTCCACTGACCAAAAACAAGTTCCATAAATTCTTTCTTATCGGAATCTTCATACACAACTTTCTTTTTTATGGTTCCATCCTCTTGCTCAATGTCAGTTGGTGTCCCCTTCCATTGTGGTTCCCCCTTAACAAGTTTTTTAGGACTATTTTTATACGCAATAATTAGACATTCTTTTGGGTTATAAATATATGGTTGGCTACAACTCATCCAAGAACCCCAAGCGGTAGTCTTACTTCTATGGGGACTATCTTCAGCCAAATCAATTAACCCAAACCAATTAAACCCTAATTTTTTCATAATATTCCATATTTCAGAAACAATAAATACCCTACCACCTCTTTCTTTTAGGTTAATTTCAAATGGTACGTTTACACATATTCTACCATCATCCTTTAATACCCTAAAAGATTCCTCTAACCATTTAGTGGAGAATTTTAAGTACTCTTCTAAAGTTGTATTATCATCATAAACGTCATAGGATATGTTAACCGAATATGGTGGGCTAGTCACAATTAAGTCTATTGACCCCTCAGGAAGATTTGACATAACTTCCACACAATTCCCGTTGATAACCTGATTCAACATTTTTTCGATATTCTTTGTATCTTTCATAATATTCTTTTTTTCTTTTTAAATAAATTTTAGAGTCGAAATAAATGTAATCTAAAAAACTTCTAATCCCAACTATATTAACAATCTTAATGGTATATCTACCGCTATCTTCGTGTATTCTACCAATGTTGGGTAGTTTAGACATCACCTCAATTAGGAATTCTCTAAACTTTTCAGAGGCACAAACTATGGTGACTACGGACATCTTAGTGACTTCACTATAAAAAAAATTACCGTCACCATCATAATAACCCCTTATAAAATCTTTATAAAATTCCTCACTAATATTTGGATAATCAATAATAAACGTCTTTCTTGGGACACACCCTTGGTTAATTAAATCTTTAACCATTTCCCCACTATTGACTTGAATAACACAATTATTTGACACTGAGGGGGTTCCCTTTTTTGATGTTGTTTTACTTACATTATAAAATATTTTATGTTCAGAATTTAAATCATTTTTAAATTTTATTAGATGGTTTTCATCTTTTACCGATAACTTTAACACTACTTGAGACCCGGTTTTAGTTTTTCTAACACAACCATCGGCAAATAAAAAACCTAACCAATACGCCTTATCTTCAGAGTCAATAACGTTAAAATAAGAATGGTTCACATTAAATCTACGATTAGTTAATTCTATGTTATTTTTATTTAGAATACGTTTTATTGGCCTTAAAGAGACCCCAAAACTTTTTGCAACTTTTTTTAAATTTTTCAATTCGTTATACCTTTCTATAACTAAATTATCATCTATATCTATTCTACTTCCCATATATATAAATATATGTTAGTGTGTAGAAAGTCACATTTCTTTTTTTTTATTTAATGGTCTCTAAAAAATCCCATGTGTTATTTGAAAATTCTTCGAAAAGATCCCCATTTTCATCATCCGATAAGTCAACAATGTCTTTGTCGATACAAATGTCCACAATGATTTCATGTACTTCACCAAGTGTTTGCTCATCATTTTTTAACCCATCATATAGATTAAGGATATAATTTTTTTGTTCTGGTGTTAGTTTCATCTTTATTTATTTTCTAATGTTTCAATGTAATGTTCTAAATAAAATTTAGCTTTCTTTAAATCTTCTAACTCTTTAGTGGGGTCTTTTTTACCTGCTCTTGAGATGTACTTAACAGTATTTCCAAGTGAGAATCCTAAACCCCAAGCATCAATCACTTTGATGGCTTCATAAACATTATCAGCTCCACCATAATGATCTGGGTGATTCACTTGTTCTTTTTTAATTTGGTTATCCATATTATTGTTTATTATTTCTTATTGAGTAGTAATTATTTTCTTCAACTATTATCCCTTCTTCGATTAATTTAGTTAAATATTTTTTAACTTCAAACTCATCAACATTTAAAATGTTATTACAAATAAAGTTTAATTCTAATGGTTGTCTTAATTTAGACAAAAGTTTTTTGGTGTCATACAATTTCTCCATCTTCAATCATTCTTAAAATTTCTTTATCTTCAACACCTTTTTTATATAACTCAAATATCCTTTGAGACTCATCATCAGTAAAAATAAGAGCATCCGCTCCAAAAACTTTAAATAACGGATAATCCCTTTTTAGAAATAATATAACATTCTCTAATTTAACAAATCGTTTATTGAATCCCATCTGATGATATTTTTATAGTATTATCGTTATTTGTTTTAACTGTTTGAGCAATGTAAGCCACAATTTTTCTCTTGAATATAGGTATTAATGTTTCCTCTAATGGGAAAATTTCATCACAGAAAACTTCAAACAACGGATATTTATGAGTTCTAACCTTCTCTTTGGTTGACAAAAAATTAAGAATAATATCATTAATTGTCAAATTATTTATATTTTCTTGATGGATTAATTTTAAGAACGTTTTGTCTTGACTATCTATTTTAGAAACTTTTCTAGTGTGATACTTCCACACATATACTATCTCATGTGCTTTATAATAAAAAAACCCAGTCTTTGACTCTAAATTAATTCTATTCTTCTTTACTTTAACATGTATTGAATCATAGACAATCGACCATATTGATTTAGTTATTCCAAAATAATCTTGTAATCTTGGGAGGCTATATTTAAGGATTTTTCGATACTCCAAATATTCATCCTCCGCCATAATTGGTATATCCTTAAACTTAAGATCTGAAATTATTAATTCATCATCAAAGGAAGATAAAACTTTATCTGTGTATAATATTTGATTTTGATTCATTAAAGTTTGGATGTTACCCAAATGTAATGATAATTCGGTGAACATAGGGTATACCTTCATCTCCTCAAGATTTTTATTTAACTTTTGGAAATAGTTAAGGAGAATATATTGTTTTTGTTCAGAATCAATAATCCCTTCGAATAACCAATCGGTATCCATAACAAACTTTACCTTATTTTTTTTAAGTGTACTCATTTTACTTGAAAAGTATAACTGAACTTTTTGGATAAATGAATAGATCTATTGAGTTATCATTATATAGTATTCTTCACCATTAAAACTTTCTGAGTCATATTGCCCATCATTACTGTTCATTATCCCCCATCCATCAGACTCTACCAATCCTTTAGCCAACTCATCTTCATCAATAAAGTCCTTGATTTCCAAACCATAGTCTCTAATAAACCTTATTGGATCTCTCCTTACATTACGAACGTAATTCTCCACAACACTATCAATCATGTCTTGAGTTGGTTCGGTATCGGGTTCAATACTATCTAACTCCTCTTGAGCGTTATCACTATTTTCTGTCGCATCATCAATTCTAAGTTGAAGTTCCTCTTGTTGTCGTTCATACTCATCTTCATTATCGGTGTCATACTCCATTGATGTTTGTTCTTCCTCTAACCCACTGATATAAGTTTGTAATTCTTCAATATAAGTTTCTAATTGTTCTTGTCGTTCTTCTTGTTCCGTAGTTAATTCAAAATCATCATCATTAAAAAAACTTTCAGGACTGTTATGAACATCATCACTAATCAGTTCATCGGCGTAACTTATAAGATAGTCCTCGTCAATATAATCTTCAAGAAACGAATCTCTATACCCTTCAATACCACTATCATCTATAATTTCTTTAGCATAATTTAACGCTCCGTCTTCCATTTCTGAATATGTACCAACAGAATATTCTCTATCATCTAAGTCACTTACACCAATAACCTCAAATTGTTCCATACCAAAGAACTTATATTTGAGTGGGGACATATTATAAACATCCGTGCTATTTTCTTCCAAATCACTTATCTCTTCCTCAATCTCACTAATTCTATCATACAATTCACTAATTCTATCAGACTCCTCTTCTTTGTCGTACTCTTCAGTTAATTGCTCTAACTCAATCTTTAAATTGTTAAGGGTTTCTTTGTCTTCATCATCTAACTCTTTAATATCACCTCTACCCACTAACCATTCAAACAACGCGTTGGCTTTAAGACCTTCTTCGTCAGCGTTTTCAATTGACCACTCATCATTCAACCTTCTTTCATCTGCTTCGGCCATTTTTACAGCAAGTATATCCGCAAGCCTTTTTCTTTCAATAGGTGTACCTCCATCCCATATACGACCTGTTACTTTTATCCCTGAAATAGTTGATACGTTTGTTCGAGATATATCTAATCGACCATCAACATACCCAACATTACCTAAGGAATCTGTTGGTGTATTACTAAGCTCTACGTCTCCTGTTATCCATAATGGTTTACCTTGAAACTTAGGTAACTTACTAATTCCTTTACCGTGGTATCCAGATAGTCTCATTAATTTCAAATATTCTTCTGGACTTATTTTATAATATTCCCCCTCAACCTGTTCGACAATAGTCTTAATTATGTCACGTAATTTAGTCTCAGTTATTGTGATCTGTCTTTTCATATTAATAAATACCTCGTAAGAATTAAAATATATAACATTTATTTACAAATTAAGATTATTGGAGATATTTATCTATATAATAAAACTAAAAATAAACCTTAAAAAATATTTTACCATGGGATGTGGATGTAAAAACAAAAATAATGGAACTCAGGCTCAGCCAGCTCAAACGGCTCAACCTAGCCAACCACAACAACAACAAGTAAAAAACCCAACGATTCAAGAGTCTATCAAGAAAGTTGTTGAGAAGTATTACAATAAGAAATAAGTGTGTTACATTATTAGAATTGAAGAGGGTTTATCCCTCTTTTTTTGTTTAATCTATTTAACATTATTATTTTTTTAACTATTAATTTCACATAACAAATGTGTATGAGATATATTAATCCAAATTCAAGAAGAGGTATTGTTAACAAATTGGCCGACTACATTCTAAATCAAATAGATAAATCACAAAAAACCCGATTACAGGTGACCGATTTTAAAACATTTTATGTCGTAAACGGTAACACCAATTCCGATAAAGTGTTAGACTTATCAATAATTAAAGAATCTTTTTATAATGAAAATAAAGAGATTTTAACATCCTTGGGGATTAAACAGATTAACATTATTGACATTATCGAGTATAAAGAACCTGTTAACCAATTAGATTATTGTTTCGATTTTTACAATAGTGACAGACCCTTATATCATCAAAGCACTATTAACGAACTAAGAAATGGGTTGGATAAACAATATAACCAAAACCACCTTAACTCAATTAACTATTCCGATCGAGTTGAGATTGAGTTTAGTTATCCTTATAACTACGCAAACTTAAACACATTTAACTATACTGAATTTATGTCGGTTTCATCAGAATTCCCATATGGATATAGTTTAAACATGGGTAGATTAGAACTATATTACTCAGAATATATCTGTAACCATTTATTTACCCCATTAATCACAAATAAAATAGAATTTACTCTAACAAAACAAAAAGATAGTGAGGACGATTTAATCATTTCGATTAATTCAAAATCAATATATAATAAAGACCAAATTAAATCATTGGTGTTAGATACCTTTGATTTTAACTTTGGTAAATTTCAAAGCGATTTCTTAGATAATTATGACTTAACAAAAGAAATTGATTTCCAATTATCTTCTAAACCATGGATGGTTAAAGATAAGACCAAAGACATGGTCTTATTCTAATTATATCATGAATGATCTTATAATTCCAACACCTTCAGTAATTTCATTAAAATCATTTTCAGGGGAAAATAAATACGACTTGGGGGTTTCACTCTCAGCATCTTCAATAATCATAAATGCTGGAACATAATCATTTCCCGTTATTTCAACAAATATGTTATGTTCTTCTTCATATTCATTAACGTCTCGTTCATAATAATCAATATTCTCATTCACTAATTGATCCTTCATCATATCACAATAGGGACAACCTTTCATGGTATATAATACTACTAAATTATTCATTGATTAAATTATTTGCTAATTGTTTAATTTGTGTCTCTGTTTGTGAACCTACTTGAGTTCGTATTTCTTTACCACCTGAGAATAATTTGATGGTGGGAATTGACCGAATACCTAATTGAGAAGCGAATTCTTTATTTTCCTCAACATTTAATGTAAACAGTTGAACTTCCGAATTTTCATTTCTATAGTGTTCAGAAACTTTTTCAAAGTCTGGCTTCATTATGCTGCAGGGTCGGCACCACGGAGCCCAAAAGTCCACGATTAATTTTTCCCCATTTTCAATCTTTTGTTTTAATTCTTTTACCGTAATTTCCATTTTTTCTATTTTAACCTTTTTAACATTCCTATTGAGTATTTAGCAACCTCATACCTATCAATCGTTGTTAAGATAAATAGAGTCACCCCTTCTTTTATATATATCATAATACCACTTGAATCATATAAAACAAATTTTTCTTTTACAATATTTTCACCGTCACCAATAGTTTCATTAACCCACACTAGTTCAGACTTACTTAAAAACTTATCAACCAATTCTTTAGATTTTTGTGAATTAAATTCTATTATCGATGGGTAAGAATTAAAGTTATTAATAAAATTATCAATACAATGTTTTGGTATAGTTTCCATATTTAAAAAAGTAAGTCATTATAAACCACATCTCCAAACAAATCATGACGTGGGGTATCTTTAGGTCTATTTAATATTCTAGGATCAACCCACGATAAAGATCTATTTGATCCTAAATCATAATGGGGATATAAGGGTTCAATAAAATGAGATTCTGATCTATAATTTTTATAACCGATTGTTAAAATTATCTTAGGTAATTCAAATAGTTTAGATAAAACGATCTTACCTATCTTTAAATCAAGAATAGATAAAGGTTTTTTCCACTCATCACCCAAACTACGATTAAACCTACCCAATGTTTGAGTTCTCCTTAAACATACTTCTCCATTATTTTCATAAATATTAAACTCAATGGTTCCTCTCACTTTAGAATCTTGACACCCCTCTCTAAGAGAAATAATTATTGACGAAGCTCTATCGACATACCCTTTCACACAATTAGATTGAATAAAGGATTCCATGTTATAGTCATCAGAAGTCTTTAATAAAATTGGATAATAAACTATCCCATCAACATTAAGAGGTTCCTGAACTCGATTATTAAATTCCTCACCATAAATCCTCTCAAACGTCCCATTAGTATAAAAAGAAATTTTTTCTGTCAAAGACATATGTTCACTAGTAAAACTCTCATAATCATTACTCAACCATTTTATAGGTTCAAATTGTCGTAATTGATTTATCATTTTGAAATGATCATAATACGTATTAACATCTATCTCTCCACGTAAAACTTGTCGGAATATTTCAAAGGAATTCTTTTTCTCGTTTTTTGATAATTCATCAGAGTATTTCATCATCCCCCCATCAATGTATAAACTACATCCAATAATTTCTTTACTGAGACTGTCGTCTTGAGACGCAATAAAGTCTTCACCAAAAAATTTGTGAGTAAACTTAAGGAATTCTATACCACTAACATTATTAACCTGATGTAAAACTCTCCTAATTTTATCTCCTTGTAATTCATGTACCGCCATAAACGCATCCATAAATTTTAATTTATGTTTAACATAATCTTTCTTCTTAGGCTGAGGGTAAACATTAATGAATGATTTCCAATTATTTGGGGTTTTTATCTTATGACCATCTAAATATAATTTATACAATACCTCACTAGGTGTACACGTATTATATTTATCAGAATTAGGGATGTTATTAATAAATTGTGTTATAATATCATTCACAATAGAATTATTAATTAATAATTCTGGTGTTTTTTCAAAAACACTCCTAACCATTGATGATATCATACTAACCATTCGACTAATCGAATCATCATAAAAACAATTTCTATTAACCTTTTTACGGAAATTTCTTTTCTTATGATAATTCATAATATATCCCGAATACAAAGAATGGGTAATATAATTAAAGGTTATATACTGAACCTTAGTTGAAACTCTAAAATATTTTTTACCTTGTAATCGACTCCTTTGATATTCAAAAAACTTAATTGCAACTTTTTTATCATCTTTAGTCACAACAACTGTTGGTCGATAAAGCATGACAGACGCCAACGGATTACCATAGTTTTTAACAAATTCTTCTTCAGTGAACAATGACTTATCCAAGTCCCATCTAAGTTGTTTTTGAGTATACATCGGAACTGCCTCGAATGGATCCCGTTCTCCATTTTCCCCAATAATACCACCACAATCATAAACACTACTACCTTTAAAGATTGTTGTTGTATAATCTGAATGGGTAAATTTATATACTTCCGCCATAATTAAATAAAATGTAAGGGGTATTATTAATTTGAAAAAACTTAAGTCGTCCCCTAAAGTTTAGGACACAAAGATACACCTTTTTCTATATAAAACTAACTTAATTCAGAAAAATTAAACCAAAGCTGGTTTTTTGGACAATTTTAGATAATACATTTGTATCATAATCAATTGATTTGTCTTTCTTAATGTCAATAACAATATTAATAATCTGTTTCTGAGTTAATGAGACTTCTCCGCCCTGTTCACTATTCTTAATACACTGCTCCCTAACTTTTTCATAAAAAGTTTCTTTTAGTAAATCACCAATTAGATCAATTAAATCATTTGGATTCTTATCGAAGAATCCAATTAATTGATTTAAATAGATCTCAACGTCAACATTCTTCATATTTTTACTTTTTAATTAGAAATTCTTAAATAGCGTAATAAAACCCGTTTCCTTCATGACTTAATCTGGCCATTAAATCTTCAGGGATTTGAATATTAGGATTACTATTTTTCAAGTTAATGAACTCCAACGATTGAAGGTCTTTAATACTTGAAGGTAATGAATCTAAATGTTTGTTATCCGGTAACGCTAAGAAATTTAATTTAGTTAAATTACCAATACTTTCAGGTAATGACTTAACAATGTTTTGTAACAATAAAGCCTCTAATGATGTGAATCGACCTAACGACTCTGGCACATCCAACGCAATATCTTCTTTAGATTTATTATTAATTAATAAATGTTCAATATTTACAGGTAAACTTTCAAATAATTCGTCAAACCCGTATAACGCCACGAATTTACCCGCCGAACTATCAGGATAGTTAATTTCAACTTTATTACCACCTTTGTTAACCAAACCTTTTGCGAACTCAGGTTTAAAGAACTCTTTTAAATCAGACATAGGCCCGTTTAGGTACTCAACAAGATTGATTTGTCTATCATGTCTATCCATATATTGATTTGATGGGAAATGGAATTGGAATCTCTCTTGAGGTAATCCTGTCTTTTTACCAACCAATCCTTTATCATCGTTAGGGAATATAACATATAATGGACCATCTTTAATATAACCATCAAAATAAGTTAAACCAGGTGATGATGTACACCATCTTGATTCTCCTTGGTCATATTCGTGGAACCCACCATACCAAATAGCAGCATCTTTACCAACTTGACCACCCTCCATAATACGAATCATAGTCCATTTTGGGCCTTCATATATTATTTCACCACCAGCGTGGTTAAAACCTTCTCTTGATTTCTTAACTTCTTTTTTCTCAAGTTTTGCTTGATTTTTTTCCGGTATTTGGAAATCCTTTAACGTGTCAAATAAAGTTCTTGGAGTAAACTTATTAATATCTCTCTGTTCTTGTGGTAAATATACCTTAGATCTTTCAAATTTCTTTAAATCATCCGTAGTCTTATATAAATCCTCAATGAACAATCGTTTAAACTCTATTGTTGCGTTTTTATATGCTCTACCCGCACGGTCAACTTCTTGATCTTCAGGTAAACCCAATTCACTCTCATTTGGATTTATAAAATTTTTCAATAACCATTGAGCGTACTTACCAACTTTGATTTTATCCATCTCAACTTCAGTTGCCGTATCAGGATTAAATCCTTCAGGAGCTTTAGTTGTTGGGTCAGCAAATATAATTGTTTTTAACGTGTCAAAATCCATCAAACCTTTTGATTTAGTTTTTTCCATTTCTGGACTAACAGGTTTTTTACTAACCTGAGGTTTAACTAATTTATCAAATAGAACTTGGAATCTTGATTGTTCCAAAATTAACTTAGATAATAGTGTCGTAATTCTCATTTTATTGTTTTTTTTATTATATAAATATTCAGTGAAAAGAAATAATTCGTTTTTTCTAATAATTCATGATTAAAAGTTCCTCCCCCATTGTTTGAGGTTTACCTTTTTTCGCAGCCGCAGCTTTAGCAAATTCTTTTCGTTCCCAAGAATATTGATCTTTGGGAAACCATTCGGATAATTGAGGGAAGTCATAATAAGATAAAGAAAACTTACCTTTTATATCCTTTAAACAAACGGCTAATCTTTCATGATCCTCTCTATTAAAATCGTGATTAGAGTAATAAGCCCCTTCACCAACAATATAATAAGGTGGATCAACATAAAAATATGTTTTTGGATTGTCATATTTTTTAATAACATCCTCAAAATCCATATTTTCAACGTCACTTATTTTTAAAAAATGTTCAACGTAATTAGAATTACTTAATTTATTTTTAAATGAAGTGAATTTAGAATGATATTTACCTTTTAAATTAATAAATTTTGATTTTTCAGGATTAGCCCCTGAAAATACTTGACTTAAAACGTAAGAGTATTTTGCCGCCACTTCATAATCACCAGGTTTTACGCTGAAATTTTCCTTAAATATTTCAGCCTGAAACCTTATAAATTGTTCTTCACAAATCGGATCAGTCGGAAAAACCCCTTTTTCTTGGACGATTAATTTTTCACATTCTTCTAAAAGTCTTTGTGGGTTTCTAATACAATGAAATAAATTATAATTTAAAGGATTAAAGTCATTATACACAACTTTTTTAAGATTAGGGTAATCCTGTAAGTTCATTTTAAGAAATACCCAAAACATTCCGCTAAAGCTCTCAACGTAAGTTTCAATATCATTAGGGATGAACGGGATAATAAACGAAGATATTTTTGATTTACCCCCAATATAACTTAATGCCATGTCATTTATTTTATTTAAAATTTATTATTTTTTTTAATAGGTTAGTTTCCTTTGATTAAATATAAGAATTAAATCCCAAAAAGGTAAATAATTTCCCCAAATTTATTGATAAAATTCCAAATCACCTATATTATTATATAAAAAGAAACAAATGGAAAAAAAAGAAGGTTGTAAGACATGTAAAAAAGGATTATCAGGGAGTCATTGGTCAATGATTATATTATCATTTTACATTCTATTTGCCGCAATTTACGGTACAGTTAAATTAATTGGTGGAATGATGTCTAAGTTTTAGATCGTTTAAATTTTACAAATAACTTAACAAACAAATCCCCAACACCATTACCATTAAACCCTTTTGATTTAACTCTTAAGGGTTTTGACGTATCAAAATCCTCGGGTAGTTTAATTGAAATGTTTCCTGATGGGTGAGGTATCTCTAAAGTATTCTTACTTAAATCTTCCAAAGTTAAA